CCTCAGAGTTGTCATACTTGAAAGTAGTGCTTTGATAAATTGGCACTTCAATAGGCTCACCATTTTTTGGGGTATATCCACCCCTCACACATATAGTGTTTACTGATAGTTTCTTTGTTTTCATATTGTGTTAAAATTATACCTTACTTGCATATTACTTGCATTCCTACTTCTTTGCAAGCAAATCCATTAGCTGCTTGATTTGAGCATCCTTGCTCTCTACTTGCTTGCGCAGGTCTGCCACCTGCTCACGCAACAGATTGATTTCGCTCTCTGAGAAGTCTCCAATTATCTGTTTGTTGTGGTGGGCGTTTTCTTCGTTCACCATATTTATATTAGGTGTTCTATCTTTACCAAAAACCCAGTCACTTGGACTAACGGCAGCTTTATCATCAAACATATCGCCATCAGAATTTACTAGCCATTCTTTTCTCAGACCTAGATTGTAGCAAATCTTTTGAATATCATTCTTGTTGAAAGAATACTTGGTATTGCTTTCGCTCATCTTCTTGCTGAGATTAGCTTGGTCTATACCTATTACCTTGCAAAACTGAGACATCGACTTGAATTTACTTATGTCGAAGCAAAACTTTAAGTTCTTCGCAATATCATTCATAATTCTTAAAATCTGTTTAGAAATTACACATTATGCGCCACCTTTCGCAAATAAAGGTTAAATAACCAAGAATAACAAAACTTTCTCTTCGAAAAGTTTGGTTATTTGAGGTTATTTCCGTACCTTTGCAATCGTTAATCAGTTACAACACTGATAGACGAAAAAGGTGGGACGGAGTTTAAAACACCGTCTAAGCTATTTATCCACTGCAAAGATAGTTATTTAACTTCATTCCACCAAACTTTTTTGGTTAAATATAGTTATTTTAAGAAAAATAATGAAGATAGAATATAATCAGGAAGAGGTTCGTCAGAGGGTTGCAAAGGTTATAGAGTTGGGCAACTACAAGTCCACAAGGTCGTTTTCGGTTGATGTTGGTCTCGATTGCTCTAACCTATCAAAGATGCTAAGAGGTAAGCAGAATTTTACCAAGGCAGCTATGATGGCTATTTGCTCTAACCTAAAGGTTGATTTACAATGGCTCGCCTACGGAAAAGGTGATGCACCTGTAATGATAGGTCAGATAGATGACGCAACACAATTACGAATCGAAAAGGCAAGACTTGAAGAACGAGTACAATGCCTAGAAAACGAAAAAGCATTTCTGCAAAGGATGCTTGAAAAGTAATAGGAGAATAATAAAATGGCAACACCGAAGAAGAAAGTAGTGGTCGAAAAGATTGCTAAGAAATGGCTATCAACTGATGAAGCTGCATCATACATAGGTATGGGAAAGTCGTTCATAGTTGAGTTGAGAAAGAGCGGAAAGCTACCACACTGCATGATAGGTCACTCGGCTTTTTTTCTCGCAAGCGATATAGATAATCTGCTTGAAAGCCATCGTATATATTAGAGTTCTGTTGTTTAATATCACCAAGTGTGGTGGATTGGCGAGTTTTTAACTATTTCTTTTATATGCTCGCCAATATGGTTTCATGGCTCAGATGGTTAGAGCGGTCGGCTGTTAACCGATAGGTCGTAGGTTCGAATCCTATTGAAACCGCAATTCTTTTAGAATCAGATTATCACTACAAGTGATGAAACTGAAAGCTAGAGAAGAGTTCTTTGACATATTGACGCACAGAATATAGTATGCGTGGAAAAGAAGTAGCCGGAGAGCATCAATGGATGCCGTGACCTGGCGAAAAGGACGCACGACATACGAAAAACTAGTCAGTAACAGATATTACATAGACTATACCGATGAACTATGCTGAAACATCAGCACAAGCAAAGGGCATAATATAGGTCTGTATCGTTTGCTATGTAGTATTCTAGTCGAAGTATGTATTATTTCCATCTTACGTGTAAGATATTTATAATATGTATGGAGTGTCATACGGAACGTCAATGCTAGCTGTATCGGGAATACGGAAACGATTAATATCGTGGCATTCACAAACGACAGAAAGTTCCATGGTTTTAGATACATAAAACAGCAGGGTATGGTGTAAGTGGTATTCTTGCACACCTCGCACAACAGATGATACCTCTTCTTATCGTGTGAGATAGTGGCGGTTCGATTCCGCCTCCCTGCACAAATTTTCAATTATTATTATTAGATAGTACAACGTTTATTACGAATATAGAAGTCTAGCTAACTCTGAACAGAGTTAAGTCAAAGAATGAGACTTAAACACTACTTTAAAGTAGAGATTACTTCTCAATACTTTAATTAAATAACAACAAAGAGATATTTAGTGTAAACGGAAGTACGTCATACAACTTGAAGATACCGTTCTTATCGTATGGAAATGTTGGTTCGAATCCGACAATATCTCCAAAGTTCTAAATGTTTTTGCATAAATATTTTATTTGATTACTTGTTTGTTTATATTTTAATTAACAAAATTTGAATTTGAATTTGACAATGATGGCAATGCAGTCTGTCTGTGAAGATAGGCTGCACAAATCGCAGGTTGGAGCAGTGGTAGCTCGCTAGGTTCATGTCCTAGAGGTCGCAGGTTCGAGTCCTGTACCTGCAACACTCATTTTTTTGGTTATAAGGTTATAAGGTAAAGTTTTCTAAGTTTTAGCATCAAGTTCGTGAGAATATGATGCTTCATGGTTCTGTGGTGTAATGGTAGCACAAGAGATTTTGGTTCTCTTAGAGATTGTTCGATTCAGTCTGGAACTACTCAATACATTTTTTTTATTATTAATTATCTTTCATACTTGTATGACAGCTTGTGAAAGTAGTTGTACTTTATTTGGAATCAGCACTTTTTAAGTGTTTTGTTTACTTAAATAATTTATTTTTTTCTCAACTGCTTGTGATAAGTCGTTGAGTTTTGCCCTTAAAGCAATTAGGTAATGCGCTACATACGTAGATTTAATGCTCCGACCAGTATGTAGAGAAGATGGCTCGATACCATCTAAGGGCGCATTTTTTACTTTGTCATAAGAAAATGATTAAATTTTAAAATTAGGCTGTTTTTCCTTGGCGGTCAGATTATTAAGTTAGTCTGCCGCCAAGGTTTTTTTACGAAAAGAACATGAAGATTATATATAGTATAAAGGTTCACAGAGACCACTTAAAAACGCTGCAAGGTCTGAAATGCTTACAGTATGTTGATGTCGGTGAAGATGGCAAGTCAATTACTTGTCAGTTCAAAGACAACAAGACTAGAGGTTGTCTGATTGCTCATACAAATGATTGGCTTGTTGAATTTGCGACAGGAGAATGGCAGAAGTTCGGTGATGCTGCTTACCAACAACTAGTTTGGAATCCGAGCAACTTTTCTAAAGAATATTAGCTATGGCTGCTGCTAGGGTTGTTCAACACAAGTACACATCGAAAGATGGTACTGAGTACGATAGTAAAGAAGAATATCTGTATCACCAAATTCTTCTTGCTGATAAACGAGTTTCTTGTATTCACAGACAAGTGAAACTCAGTATATTCAAATCCATTTATATGATTGTGCCGAAACAACTCAAAACAAAGGTTCGGTACGATAAAAGACTGATGGTTAGCGGTCATAGCTATAAACCAGACTTCATATTTTGGGAAGATAAAAAGTTGATTGTATGTGATGTGAAATCTAAGTACACTCATTCTCTCAGGGAGTTCAGAATAACTGCCAAGGGGTGTATCAATAAGATTGTTGCACACAACAAGAAACGTCATAATGGTGAGCCGTTTGTGGTTTTTCGTGAAGCTATCCATATCAAAAAGAATGAATGGAAGATAATCGACTACCCACCTGACGGAAACAGTTATTGTGAGATTTAATTTCATTCATAATTTATTTAAAATTTATAGTTAGTTATGTAAACCGCCCCTACGCCGACTAAGGTTGTCGTAGATAGGATGTGGAGTTGCTCTTTGGGCAAGAGTATGAATCGAAAACACACCAAGGGGAAATAAAACCTCTCGTAAGTTTGGCAGATGGTGTGTCTTTTGAAACCTCGGAAACGAAGCATCCTTTTAAAAACAGTTTAATATATGAATATAAAAGAATTAGACGGTTATCTGAAATTTCTTTCTGAGAAACAGACTGCCGTTCAAGAAAGCGGTTTTGATGTTGAGTATAACGATTTGAGTCCTCAACTATTCCCATTTCAGAAGTATTGTGTTAAGCGAGCATTGAAAGTTGGTCGATTTGCGATGTTTGAGGACTGTGGATTGGGAAAGACGTACCAGCAATTAGAGTGGGCACAGCAAGTGGTAAATCACATTAATAAACCTGTTCTTATTCTTGCGCCATTGGGTGTTATAGGTCAGACAATCAAAGAAGGAGTTCATTTCGGGTACAAAGTAACTGAGATTGCTCTTACTACATTTGACCAGGACTTGGATACTGGTATCTATATTACCAACTATGATAATATGGATAACATAGATGCTTATCTGTTTGGGGGGGGTCGTTCTTGATGAGAGTTCAATATTGAAGAACTTTGCTGGAAAGACAAGAACCGCACTTATTGAGGATTTCAAAAATACACCTTATAAGTTATGTTGTACTGCAACGCCTTCTCCAAACGATACAACCGAGCTTTGTAATCATGCAGAGTTCTTGAATATTATGACAAGAAACGAAATGCTTGCGATGTATTTTGTACATAATGGCGGCTCTACATCTGATTGGAGACTGAAAGGTCATGCACAACAAGACTTCTGGGATTTCGTTTCTACTTGGGCAGTCATGCTCAGTAAACCATCTGATATTGGTTTTAGCGATGATGGATATATCCTTCCACCGATGAATGTTATTGAAGATTACATCGTTACCGAAAAGAAAGATAACGGTGCTCTCTTTAATGATATGGCAGTGTCTGCAACGGATTTCCATAAAGAGCTTAGAAGAACTATCAAGCAACGTCTTGAAAGAGTTGCTGAGATTGTTAATGCTTCTTCCGAGAATTGGATTATCTGGATTGGGCAAGATGAGGAAGGCAAGGTTCTTCGTGAACTGATTCCCGATGCAGTTGAGGTTAAAGGTAGTGATAGCAAGCAATACAAGAAAGATAAGTTGCTCGGATTTGCCAATAACGAGTTCAGAGTGCTTGTCACTAAGTTGAAGATTGCATCATTCGGTCTTAACTATCAGAACTGCCGTAATCAGATGTTTGCTTCACTTGATTTTTCATTTGAAGCTACCTATCAAGGTATCAGACGTTCATATCGCTTCGGTCAGAAAGATGAAGTGAATATCCACATCATTACTCTTGATACTATGCAGAACGTGAAATCATCATTCGAGGAAAAACAAAAGCAGTTCCTTGAAATGCAGAAGTCTATGACCGAGGCTATGTGTCGTAACATCAATAATCAGATAAAGTTAAAGAAGATGGAAGTTGATAATAAGTATCAATCAAAGAACTGTGACATTCGCCTAGGCGATTGCGTACAGCTCATTCAGAATGTTCCCGATGAGAGTATTGGATTCTCTATTTTCTCTCCACCATTTGCGGAGCTTTACACATATTCCGATAAGTTAGAGGATATGGGTAATTCAAAGGATTATAAGGAGTTCTTTACTGCCTTCAAATATCTTGTTAAAGAACTATACAGAGTTCTTTGGAGCGGTCGTAACGTTGCCGTACATTGTATGGACTTGCCTATCCAAAAAGGTAAGGAAGGATATATCGGTCTTCGTGACTTCTCAGGTATGATTCTTGAAGCATTTCAAGAAGTAGGTTTCATCTATCACTCAAGAGTAACGATTTGGAAGAATCCTGTAACTGAAATGCAGAGAACAAAGGCACTCGGTCTTCTCCATAAGCAAGTAAAGAAAGATGCGGCTATGAGTCGTGTCGGCATCCCTGACTATCTTATGGTATTCCGAAAGGAAGGCGAGCATGAACACCCAGTTCATTGTGATATATCTGTTGATACTTGGCAGAAGTACGCTTCGCCAGTGTGGATGGATATTGATTACTCTAAAACACTTAATGGTATTAAGGGGCGTGACGAGAATGACGAGAAGCATATCTGTCCATTACAACTTGAAACAATCGAGCGAGCAATAACTCTTTGGAGTAACAAGGGTGATAAGGTTCTTACACCATTCCTTGGAATCGGCTCTGAGGTTTATCAGTCAATTAAGATGGGTCGCTTTGGTGTCGGCTTTGAATTAAAGGATAGTTACTTTAATGAAGCTGTAAAGAATTGCAAAGCTGCCGAGGCTGATACAAATGCACCTACATTGTTCGATATGTAGTTTTTCATTTGCCCTTATATATGCTCACGTGAATCGGTGCGGTGGAACTTGCGTGAGGTTCACTTTGTAATAGTCTGAGCACTGCACCGATTATTCTTTGGATATTATTTTCTTTCATAACCAAGCCCAACCGATGATAGTGTTCCTTGGGCAAGAACGATAATGGTGTACTGCTAGAAATAGTAGCACTCTTGAAATTTGGCGGCTATCATCGGTACTTTAGATGTCTTTAGAATAGGTCAATGTTTAACGAGCCAAGGCAGTTCCGACCGACCATCGGGAAATAGTCAATACAATCCTTGTAGGATTCATCACTTAAATTTTGCCAACTGCCGAGGCTCATTTTTTTTACAAAGTATGGGAGGTGTATAATGGCGAGATTAACGCTTGAAGAATTACGTGAAGACAATTTGATTTTGCTTGATTTTGAACATCTGAATGTTATGGGTGTAGATGCTAATGAAGTATGGGGATTCATTTGTAGGATATTGGATTTCTGCGATGATGAACATTTTAATAGCAAAGTCAAAAGTATGTTTTCAATGTATGTATCAGGTTACTTTGCGTGTTATAACAAATACAGTATAGGAACAATTACAAAGGTTTTTGAATAATGAAAGGTATGTTTTATATTAGCTATCTTGTTGTTATGCTTGTTCTTGTTCTTGCTGCTGAGATAATCAACTTCGCAAGCAAGGCAGTATGCGGCAAGAAAGCTATCAAATGTTTTGAGTTATGAGTATAATTTTATTTGCGTTTGCTGCAACCGCTCTTATGTTTGCAGTCGTTGGCGCAATAGCGATGATGCTAGGTCTGGATAAAGAAGATTAGCAAAATGAGAAGTGAATCAAGGCGCAGTCAGCTCGACCACGAAAGATATATGAGAAATCGTGAAGAAAGACTGCAAAAGCAAAGAGAGTATTACAGAAATAATACTGAACTTTGCAAGGCTAGCGTAAAGCTATGCAAAAAGAAAAGAGTAGAAAGAGAAAGATTATTATTGTTTAATTAATTAAATATGTAGCTATTATGGCAAAAGACAAAATTAAGTTGGTTTTCGAGATTGACCGCTTTAAGGTTATCGGTTGTGTCGCACGTAATTGTGAGACCAAGGAAGAGTATGAGGAATTGGTGAAAATCATCAATAGTACTGATGAGGTTGTTCGTGATGACGCAACAATTGAGAAGACAAATTGTGTACTGATTCTCGACCAGTTGTTGCACGACAACGAGAATTTGGCTCTTCGCAAACGTCTGGAGAACGAGGATGAAACACTCCACAATGGTGAAGGTGACGGTGATAACGATGGCAACGTAAGATGCATCGAAATCAAAGGCGATATTGCCAAAGAAATTTTCGCTAAAATCGCATCTTTGGCTGAAGACGGAAAGGATGGTGAGTAATGAGAGCGAGAACTAGTACTTGGTATGAGACAAAAATCAAATACCAAAAGACGATGGAGGATGGATCGGAAAAAGTTGTCAACGAACTTTATGTTGTTGATGCGCTTTCTTGCACCGAGGCAGAAACATCTATCATTGATGAAATGAGTTGCTATATTAGTGGCGATTCTGCCGTTACAAGCGCAAAGAAAACTAACTATGGCGAGATTTTCTTCTCTGACTTGGATGATGATGATAAGTGGTACAAGGCAAAGTGTCAGTTTATCACTATTGATGAGAAATCCGAAAAGGAGAAGCGTTCTAACGTTACTTACTTGGTTCAGGCTAAGTCGTTAGCACGTGCTCTTCGATACGTTGATGAGGTGATGGGGAATACAATGATTGATTACGACATTGTAGGTCTTAACGAAACTCATGTCTTCGATGTATTCGAACATCACGCTCCATCTTCCAAAAATAAAGAGGAAAAGAATGAGTAGAATCGACAAACTTATAGCGTCTATGCCGTCAAAAATGGCTAATGCAGTAATCCATCAACGCAAGTTACATGCTTGCTTAATGGAACTTACTGCAAACAAGTCAAGAGAAGTGGCGGCTAGAGCTATTTTTCTGAATTACCAAGATGGTGATGGCAGAAAGTTAGGTACAATACCACATTATTACGAAAGACCTACATCTACTGGCTCGGTAATGGTGGAGACGTACTTTAGTTATATTGATAGAGTACATTAATTTTAAAATCTATACAAATGGATATAGAACAGTTAAATAAAGCGCCTCATAATCAGATTTGCGACTTGGCAAGAGATAAGTTTATTGAGGTGTACAATCAGAAGTTCGGAGAGGGTGGAGAAGTGTTCTTTGAAGAACAGAAGGCTCTGTTTAATAATGAGCTTCTCAACGGCTCATTTAAGGGCTATCTCGAAAAAGCTACATCGTTGAATATTCACGATGCCTTCATGAACTTGGCGATTAACGGATTGTCTCTCGAAAAGGGAACTGCAACACTCTGTTACCTTATGGGTTATAGCAACTACGACAAGAACACCCGACAATCAACTTATACGGCTAAGATTACATATACAGGATATGGTGAGATTCTTCTTCGTCAAAGGGCTGGTCAGATTCTTCGATGTGACAACCCTGTAGTGGTATATGATTGCGATGATTTCCGCTTCGGTGAGCGTGACGGTCATAAATTTGTTGATTATGTGAAGACCTATCCACGACCAGCAAATTCACGTATCGTTGCTTGTTACGTAAAGATTATCCTTCCAAATAACTCATACGATTACTTCGTTCTTGACCGTGAAGGTGTCGACAGATTGCGTGAATATTCTGCTAAATTTGGCGGTCAAGACCACAAGGCTAACGCTCTATATGGCGGTTGTTATACTGGTAAAGATGGTAAAATGTACTTCAAGGATATTGATACAGGATTCCTTATCTCTAAGACTTGTAAGCATGCTTTTAAGACTTATCCTAAGTTACCTGTCGGTCTTGGTGGTATGTTGCAAGCTGATGTTGATAGCCAACCTCAACAACAGCAACAACAAGAGGCTTTTGGTGCTTCGCAAAATGAGACACAGAAAAATGGTGTTAAGGCAAAGGTTGACGATGATTCTCCATTTTAATTTATAAAGTATGGCTGAAAATACAGAATTGCAGTTGGTACAACAACAAGCCAACAATATTACAAGACAGATTGCAACGCTAAAATCTGATACGGAAAATGCGGTGCAAGCCAACAGGAAATCTTATGAGGCATGCGTGAATGCAGGTGAGTCTCTGTTGTTTGATATTGGCGTTTCCGGAATGAACGATGCTCTTGACGAGAGAGCCGCTGAGTTTATCAAGAAAGCTAAACTGACAGAGAAAGCAATGACGGAGAAACGTAAGGGTGTTACCCAAGTGTTCGATATTGTCCGTAAGGGTTTTACTATGATGGAGAACCTTATCTCTATCAAGAACACCGATTCTGTTGTCTATAAGATTCAGGAGAAACGCAACGAGTATGCGGCATACAAGCTTGAACAGCAGCGTAAGGCTGAGCAGGAACGCCTGCGCCAGGAGCGCATCAAGGAGGCCAAGATTAAGCTAAAGACTGATACGATTGATATCTTGAACAATCTCCTCACAGAGCATTCTTCTGCTGCTATCAACTCACTTAATAATACGTTCTCTCTTCTCACCCTTGATAATAAGGATGAAGTTAAGAAACGTATTACAGAGTGCTCTGATGTTCTTGACCTCGGGCATCTGTTCGTTAATAATAAGCCTTCATACTCTTCTGAAATTGAGGAGAATGACGCAAAGGATATTATGAACGGCGCATACAAGGAAATTTCCGCATCGTTGCTTGCGTCTTATAAGCAGACTGTTACTACTACACGTGACGAACTCCTTATGAAGTTTGATTCTAAGATTGCTGAACTTCTTGAAATCAAGAAGGCAGAAGAGGAACGCAAACGTAAGGAAGAGGAAGCACGTAAGGCAGAAGAGGAACGCAAACGCAAGGAAGAGGAAGCACGTAAGGCTGCCGAGGAAGAGCGCAAAAAGCAAGAAGAAATCCAACGCATCAAAGATGAGGAGGAGCGCAAACGCAAGGAAGCAGAACTGAAAGCTGCCGAGGAGGAGCGCAAACGCAAGGAGGCAGAACTGAAAGCTGCCGAGGAGGAGCGCAAACGCAAGGAAGCCGAAGCTGCCGCACTAGAGGCTGAACGTAAGGCTAAAGAAGAGGCTATCCGTAAGGCTGATGAAGCAGCCAAGGAAGAACAACAACGCAAGCTTGCAGCAGAGCAAGAGAAACGTGATGCTGAAAACGCTGCACAACGTGCTACTGCACAAGCCCAATCGCTCTTCGCTCAGACTTCTGTTGACAACACAAGTAAGCAGAAAATAAAGGTTACAAAACGTCTTGTTGTTACTGACAAAAACGCTTGGCTCGATATTATTCAGCAGTGGTGGACGATTGAGGGTTCTTCTATGTCACCTGACAAACTTGCTTCTAGGTTGGAGTTTATGCGCAAGGCTTGCGAGAAACATGCTAACAATGAGGAAGAGTATATCGTTTCTCCTTATATTAAATATGAGGATGAAGTAACAGCTAAGTAATATGGCAGAGCAACCGTTTGACCCTTATTATTCACGTGGTGAGGTTTCCAACTCAGACCTCACCGCATTGAAGTTTGCTCTTAACCCACAGCTTAACTTCGTTAAGGAATCAGACAAGAAAAAGGCATTCCATCTTGGTACTCTCGTTGATGCTCTCGTTACTGAACCAGAAAAGTGTAATCATTACGCTATGACGGTTGATGATGAGAAATATACAGAGAAGGATTGGAAATGGGGATTAGACAGACTTGCAGTTTTAAAGAAACAAGCAACAAAGGACAGATTTCTTGATTTTGTTTTGAAAAATGCGGTCGGTCAGAAAACATTTATCAATCCACACATGAAGATGGAATATCAAGGTTTCGAGTTTGAACTGCCTGTGCGATGTAAGTTCGACTGGTGGCTTGGCGAGTTTGGCGGTGACTTGAAGACTACCGCAGCTACGTCACAAGAACAATTTGAAGCGCAGATTGATTTCGTGGACTGGGATAGAAGCCGTGCATGGTATATGGACTTGACGCACAGCATTGACCCTAGATATGGAAATCAAGACTTTATCTTTGCAGTTTCAAAGACTAAGAAGAAAGTATTCTACAAAAAGATTGAACGTGGTGACGAGCTGTATTTGCGTGGTAGAGAGAAGGCTCTTGAATGGGCTTTCAGAATGTGGTGTTTATTATAATTATTATTATGTCAGATAAACCAAAATTATACGATTATCAAGAAGAGGGTGTACGCATGGAACTTGCTATGAAGCGTTGCATAAATGGGGATGACATGGGAACGGGCAAAACGATTCAGTCTATTGTTGCCATTGAACGTGCAAAAGCGACTCCTTGCTTGGTTATTTGCCCTGCTGCCCTCAAAGTCAATTGGGAACGTGAAATCAAGAGATTCACAAATCTTCGTCCGCTTATTCTTACGGATTCTGTAAACGCAACATACGGCTATCATCTTACTAAGATGGATTTGTATGATGTGGTTATATGCAATTACGAGTCTCTTGCTAAATATTTCGTTGTATCACTCGGAGAAAAGCCGTTAAAGCTTAAAAATTTCATTTTTAGGAATGAGGTCGATATTCTGAAATCGGTCATTATTGATGAGTCTGCAAGAGTTAAAGACCCAACGACAAGGCAGTCAAAAATAATAATGGGTATTTGCCAAGGTAAGGAATATATCTACGAGCTGACTGGTACGCCTGTGGTTAACCATGCTACTGATATGGCTTGCCAGTTGGCTATTCTTGGTAGAATTGATGAATTTGGCGGATATGGCGAGTTCTGTAATAGATATGGAGAAAACGAGAATCTCGAAGAGCTTAATCAAAAGATTCACGAAACATGTTACTTTCGCAGAGAAAAGAAAGATGTGCTCAAAGATTTGCCTGAACTAACAAGAACAACAATTAGTGTTGCTCTTGATTCTGAAACACAAGAAGAGTATGATACTTGTCAAAAAGACTTGCTTACATTCCTTCTTGAATATAAGAATTGCTCTGAGGATGAAGCTAGAAAAAAGCTACGAATGAAGGCATTAGTTAAATTTATGAATCTTCGTTCTATATCTGGAAAGGGAAAGATGAAGGCAACAATCGAGTTTCTACATGATACGGAAGAACAGATAATTGTATTCGCAGAACATCGTGATGTTGTTGATGCAATCAAAAAGGAGTTTCCTAATGAGGTATGTTCCGTTACAGGCTCTGATAATCAGCAGCAGAAACAATGGGCTATTGACTCTTTCCAAGCTAAGAAGAAGAGAATCATTATCTGTTCCATTAAGGCTGCTGGCGTAGGACTAACTCTTACGGCTTCATCAAATGTCGTATTCACGGAGCTACCTTGGACGATGGCAGACTTATCTCAGTGTGAATGCCGTGCTTACCGTAACGGACAGAAGAATGCTGTTACATCGTGGATTCTGATGGGAATTGATACTATTGACAGTTATCTTTATAGCTTGATTATGAAGAAAGGTTCTATAGCATCAAAGGTTACTGGTGAACAAGATTCCGCTATCAAGGATGTTGCCTACTTTGAAGAGTTGGCTGATTTGGTTTTACAAAATTCTTTAAATAAAAAATAATGGAAATTCAAGGAAAAGTTATTGCCGTTTTACCTGAAAGAAGCGGCGTATCTGCAAGAGGTGAGTGGAAATCTCAGACCTATGTAATAGAAACACAAGAGCAATATCCTAAGAAGATGGCTTTTGATGTTTTTGGAGCTGATAGAATTGCGAATTTTGGCATTCAATCTGGCGAGGTTATTAACGTTAGCTTTGATATTGATGCGCATGAATATCAAGGCAGATTTTTTAATCAGATTCGTGCTTGGAATGTTACTAAGGTGTCACAGCAAGCTCCTACACAAGATAGCGGTTTTAGTGGTAATGTTCAGTCTAGCGCACAAGCAGCGCAACAAGCTATGGTAAGTTCTGCTAATGCTGCTGGCGTGGCAAACCAGACGAATCAGCAAAATCTGTTTCCACCTGCACAGCCAAAGCAACCGCAATCTGCTGCTCCATCTTCTGATACGCAGTCTTCTGATGACTTGCCCTTCTAGCGTAGAATTAATCAAACGAGCATTCAACGCTTATGTGGTTCAATCTGAAAAATGTGTTTGAACTTGAAAAGTTTAGAGAAAAAGTAACCGAATTGGAGAACAAATGTGCTATGGTAGAATTAAAAGAGAAGCGTGGGCGTTCATTAAATCAGAATGCCTACCTTCATTTACTTCTATCTGCCTTTGCTCTTCAATACGGCTACACTCTAGACGAAGTTAAGACACATTTCTATAAGCTGGTAGTGAACAAAGATATATTCCTCAGAGAAGGGGTTGATAAATTTACAGGAGAATGCTATAAGTATCTTCGTTCTTCTGCTGACCTCACAAAAGACGAAATGAGCAAATCAATTTCTGATTTTAAATCGTGGGCAAAAGAAGATGCTGGATTTGATTTTCCCGATTCTGATGAATATATCGCACTACTTCATATTCAGCATGATATAGAAAGACAACAAAATTACATACAATAGCTTATGATGTTACCAACTAACATACGTCAGAAGTCTAGCGAATTGTTCCCTAATGACGCAGAGAAACAGAGAATATTTTGTATGGGTGCTGCATTTTCGTTAGGAAATGATTTGTCGGATTTCGAGATTACTACAGAGCAAAAACAAGAAGAATATTATCCTTGCAAAGAAGCTCTTGAAATGTGGCTTGCATACAAGAAAGAAAAACGTCAGACTTACAAGCCACGTGGGTTAGAAGCTCTTAAAAAGAAACTTCTACAGTTATCAAACGGAAATCCCGAATACGCAAAGGTTATCGTTGAGTATTCCATGGGCAACAACTATACAGGGTTGTTCGCTCCTAAAAATAATAGTGCAAATAGTTATGAACAACAGCAACGAACTTTCAACAAAATTAGTTCAATCCTTGCCGACTGAATGTAGCCAAGCGGTAGCAAAATATGGCAAACAATATGCGCTATTCTTAGACAAATATCCTACCTTGCAAAATCGAACAGATGCAATTACATCTGTATATGATTCTGTAGCTAGAGGCGGTATGTCGTTAGTTAGTATTGATAAGTACTTCAAAGATGGCGCAAGCGAGTTTTGGATTAAGATAATGCTTATTGACTTGTTTATGGTTATTGGTGCTATTGATTCGACCACTCCTTATCAGTTCAAAGCGATGGCGCAGCGTATTAGGCAAGAATACTATCACCTTACGCCTAGTGAACTTACTAGATTCTTCTACGAGTTTTCTATGGGTGAGTATGGCGAAATCTATGTAGGAAAGACAGTGAATCCTCAAAAACTTTTTATTGCTCTCGAAAAATACATGTGTAAGCTTTATGAAAAGAGAGCAGAAATTGATTCTCAGAAGTTAGCTGAGAAACAAAAGAAAGAAGATGAGGAATCTAGAAGAAAAGCAATATCCTACGAAGAACATTGCCGCTTAAAGGGTGTTGATATTGAAAAATCGCCTCTTGAAAAGCTAAAGCAAAAGCTTGAAAAAGAATCAAAACGAGACCAAAATGGCAGACGTAAGTAAAATGGCAGAGGAATGGCTCAGTGAGCATCCTGACGCATCCAAGAAAGAAATATGGTTAGCTGGTTATTGGAAATCTACCGATAACTGGTGTAACCGAACCAAGTAAATTCTATAATTGAAAACGAATTAATATATAGATAAATATGAGTCATTTTTTAACATTGGTAATTGGCGATGAGCCAGAGAAACAACTCGCCAAGTATGATGAAAATCTAGAGCTGCCTATGCATCTATACATGACAAAAGAGCAGCTTATTAGCGAGAAACGTAAGGAGATTGAGGAATACAAAAAGAATTACTATGATGTGTTCCTACAAGATAAAGATGCATATCTTGCCAACTGTTGCAAGGAACATGCAGATTATATCGAGAACGAATTTCCAAAGCATCTTAATTGGACGGACGAACAGATGTATGAGGATGCCGTGAAATATTATCGTATGGATATAGATGAAGGAAGCGAGGATATTGAGATACACGAGGACGGCAGCGTTTGGCGCACCTATAATAATGATGCTAAATGGGATTGGTATCAGATGGGTGGTAGATATGCTGGAAGACTTAAATTAAAGGATATATCAATGGATGCTCCATTATTCTATCCAGAATTTGCTCCTACATTCTATTCAAGAGAAGGCATTAACTATTTCAAAAAATTAAAGGCAGAAGGTCGTTGCGACCAAGCTCGCATTAAGGATATATCCAATGTAGAAGAAATATCAGTATTCGCAGTTGTTAAGGACGGAAAATGGTATGAGCGTGGAAAAATGGGTTGGTTTGCCGTAGTATCAGACGAAAAAGACAAAGATGCATGGAGCGAAGAAGTGAAACAACTTCTTACATCACTTCCTCCTGACACTCTTCTAACGATGTATGATTGTCACATATAATCATTAACAAAAAATATCTCAAAATGACGCAGAAAGAACGTATTGAGAACGCGACCACAAAACAAGCGGTAGTGTTCATAGGTGTTTATTCTTGGGTTATCCTAAGAAATATAGGAAGAGCAATCAATAAGGCAGTTCACAAGCTGCCCTGGTTGTTCATCGTGGTAACGATAGTAATATCGTTCATAGTTAGCTTCGTCTTTATTTCTAAGACAAGGGCAGAGCGAGATAACTACAATCAGAAGCTGGCACACGCAACACAGCAGCTCGATAGCTTCTATGCTGCATACGGAAACATTAAATCAAAGTAATATGGACAGAATGGTAATCAATAATTTGTCCGCACAAGCAACTACAGAATGCGGACTGCTGCAACAAGAACTTCTTAAATCTTTTGTTGAGCAAAGAAAGCAAAGAGGTATTGCTGAAAGTCTAATGAAAAGATTAGCGGTAAAAAAGATGAATGCGATAGAATATATGTATGGAAACGTACATGTTACCAATGATAAATTTGGCGAGTGTGGTAACGACTTTTACATTGATGCAACCGCTGATAGAATTACGTTGACTCTAAAATATTACGTTAATAGGATTCCTTTGGACGGATTATCTAATCATGATAAAAGAATTGCTAAACTTTATAATAAATATGTGTACAGTTACGATACAGCCAATAATGTTTCATCTGGTTTTAAGACATTTCGCCCTTGGGGTGGTATTACAGGTAGTTGCGATTGGAGTTACTCTATTGATGATATTCTCAAAAGTGATTTTCTAACAGAAGGCATTAGTGTTGATAATGCAATAGGTGGTGTGTTTAAAGTCTTTCTTAAATAGTATGCAGACAAATTGGAATCCAAATAATTCGTGTGTACTCGCAGGTGTTCCTCTTGCAGTTCCATCGAAAGAACAGATAAGCAAACTCTACATGCTTTTCTATTCTATGGTAGGCGGCTTTGCAAAAATTGTCAAGTCTAACATAGATGAAACATTCAAACTAGTATCGGAAGATGAAAAGCTATTTAAGTTTGACGTAAAGAGAAGAATGACAGAGGCGAAGGAATTTTCCGATGAATTGATTGACTTATTCAAAGAACGAATGAAAGCTGACGGCATGTCTGAGATATGGGATAAGCTTACTTTTATCATCAAGTTCAATCTACAAGATGATGTAAGGAAATGTTATTATGCGTTAGATAACCAATTTTCAAAGCATCATATTGAAAGACATAAGATGTACACAATGGTTGTTATGTCTGGAATATTGAGCGGAATGCTTGAATCTTCTGTTTCTGCATTTAAAAAGACGATGGATGAATATAATGGTTCTTTGGCAACAAATATTGCAGAATACTTTATTATCCCAATTAAGGGCGTTCATTCTCGTATGCGTAATGCAGTGGAAGCTATATATCCTGAATCTGTAGATAAGAAAGTGTTTTCAGAGTGCCCTGACAAACTCTCTCTCGGATTCGAAATCATCGGGAAAAAGGTGCTTGATTATAAACGTGCCGAAAAAGCACTTGCAGATGCTTGTATATTCAGTGGTATTAATCTTGATATAAACGGAATTATCGTAGATGGAGAAGACGCACAAGATAACACTGGCACTCCTTGGAATGAAGCTCAATTAAGAGCATTGAAAACATGTTACCCAGAATCCTCTAACAAAGATATTGCTAGAATAGTTGGCAGAAGCGTTTACGCGGTCGCTAAACAAGCTAAGAAACTCGGATTGAAGAAATCTGAGGAATATCTCAGAGAGACTAGAATAGCTAACTTAAAACGTAAGAAAAATGAAAAAGATTCCAACGCTGTACACAAAGAACAGTAAAGGTCGCTATCAGGAATACAAGATTCCTGACCTTGATATATCGAAGACTTTCTACAGAAAGATAAATGGAAAGTATGAACCTGTTAGTATGCTCTCGTATAGTCCTCTAGAAGAGGGCGTATGGGTTGTCACTCGCGAAAGTTCGACAATCGAACATATCCGTGGTACTTACCTTCGTGAGTGCTTTCATCTTGATAAGGCTGCCGACATTGAGCGTTTTCCTCTGTCTAAGATGGGGCACATCAAAAAGGTTGCAGAACGTATCATTGATGAGCTGAGACTTGGTAATACAGACACTAGAGCTATGACAAATCACGAATTTGTCAATTTGGTTGTCGGGCTTGTTTATAAATACAACGAGGAGGTGTAACTATGGAAGATTTACCTATTGGCGCAGAGGTTACCTTGAAGGTGGTTGAGACAGAGAAAGAACAATGTAATGGCTGTTTCTTCGATGAGATAAGTAGTAACATTTATGAGACTGTTTGCGGTGATTTTAATTGTAGCGCAAGCACCAGAAAAGACGGAAAGGCTGTTCAATTTAAAAGAGTGAAGTAATATGGAAGAAAAGATTAATATAGCGGAGATACTAAAAAATAAGCCGCAAGGAATTAAGTTGTACGATTTATTACGCAATATAGACGTAGAGTTAGATAAAGTCCACACAACAAACGTTGGTACTTATATAGAATGCACATCAACTAATGATGTAGGAAGTACTCTTTTGTTTGATTATTCAGAACTAGGTACAGAAAAATGCTGGCTTGATGGCTTACAGATTCTCCTTCCTTCAAAGGGAATGCGTGATTGGGAGAAGTTTTCTTGGAAAAGAGGCGATGTGCTTATCAGTGATTGCGGATTTGTGTGTATTTTCAAAGAATGGGCATCGGATGACTATACAAAGTTCAATGGATGTTATTTTGATGGCATGCCAAACGCAAAAACGGCTAAGTATAGCAAGTTAGATAACAATACTGCCTATGGTTATATCAGAAAGCTTGAGAATAGATGTGGCGGTAAGTTAAACCTTGAAACTTTGAAGATTGAAAAGCAGCTTGAGTTCAAGGATGGAGATGTTTTGTTTGTGAGATGTGAAGGCGGAGATTTTATTGAAATCTTTAAGTACTCTAAAAGGAATGGTGACTTATATGACCACGCTTCACTAACCACTAAAACACAGGCATTAGATATTAGTGGTAAATACAGAATATGCAAAGATGAAATCACAGAAATTCGCCTTGCCACAGAAGAAGAGAAACAACAACTCTTCTCAGCTCTCAAAAAGAAAGGTAAGGTTTGGGATAGTGAGCATAAAATGATTGTGGACTTACCTAAAAATTGTGAGTTTAAGCCATTCGATAAGGTATTGGTTAGACAACTAGAAACTGAGGAATGGCGTGCAAATATATTTAGCCATACAGATAAGACTGATGAATATCTTGATTATGTATGTGTTAATGGTAGATGGGAGTTCTGCATCCCTTACATCGGCAACGAGTCATTGTTAGGTACAACTAAAGACGTGGAGGGATAGATATGGATATAAGGAAATTAATAGGCAGTAAGGAATCTGTTCCGTCAATCGACTTCAATCAAGTAGTTAAGAGTGATAACCTCCGATACTGGAGAATTAGCAAAGCTACTTGGGAGAAAGATAAAGTAGAACTTCATATTACCTTTGAAAAAGATGGTATACAAAGTTCCTTAGATAAGAAATTTAATACAATAATGGAAGCTGTTGAGTATTTCTACAACTTTCTTAAAACAATTTGATTATGATAGACGATAAGAAAATAGAAGAAGCTGCTAATAAGCATATTGAGACAGAGTATGCTAGATACAATAGTGGCAAGGTTGAGGAAGAAATGATTTGTCTTAGGGGCAAAGATAGCTTCAAAGAAGGTGCTAAGTGGGCTATCAATGAGTTCTTGAAGGATTTGAATAAATTGCTTCATCCTGCTAGCGAAGTTCCTAGAAATGATAACGGAAAGATTCTCGCATTCTCAAAAGTGAATAGTAATATAAAGCTCTACGATATGAACGCTATGTTAAATGAAACTGCTTGTGACACATATCAAGAAATGTGGGAAATTAGAGTTAGAGCATATACTTTTACTGATTGGGTATTTGTGGAAGAACTACTTGATTTAATTGTCAAAGGAGGTGAGTAATGAAAGAGCTTAAAGATTTAGTTGAGGGCGATGAAGTACTAGTTACAGGTATGTATTACAGACGTATCGCCAAGGTTGATAAAGTGACAAAGACTCAAATTGTTGTTGATAACGCTAGATATAGAAGAAATTCGGGCTTGCAATGTGGTGACGATATATGGGATAGGAAAAGTATATCTGTTCCAACAGAAGAGGAAATATCAGATATTAAAGAAGAGAATCTTCGTAATACTCTCGTCTACGCTATCAGTTCTTTTGATTTCAACCGCTTATCAACAGATGAGTTAAAATAAGTGTACAATATTGTAAAAGGCAAAGAAAATGAAAGAAAATAAACACTCGTTAAATATAAGTCGTGGCTACTTTGGCGAAACTACCATTGATGGTTATTCTATAGCTACATATTCAAATGACGAATTGAAGATTCTAAAGAACCTGCTAGAAAAGGTTCTGTGTGAAGTAAATGAATATATTCATCTTTAGAAAAGTAAATCGTATGGCACAGAAAGAATTTAGAAAACCACCTCGTTATATGGTGGGTGATATAGTTTATAGTCACGGATTTATTTGTATTGTCTGTAGCATCTATCCGTTCAATATAGATTATTCTTACGACTTGAAAGTTATTGATGGGCAAAGCTTGGGCAAAATTTATCAAAATGATATTATGCACGTTCATATTTGGGAAGAGTTTCTTAAAAAGAATGGATGGACATGTTATCGCTCTGAAGGAGAATGTTTTGGGCATAGGTGGTATAAACACCAAGAATACCCTTTCACTTTGCGATATAATAATTTCTTGGGAAATATCGGAGTATCTTTCAATGACGGAAAAGACGATACTGTTATGATAAAATGTGTAGATGAACTCCAACATATTCTTTTTGGCTTGCAATTAGATAGCAATTTAAAAATATAAGCGTATGTATTTTGAATATAGAATAGTCAAAATTGAGAAAGGTTTGTTTCTCATCGAATATAAGACCGCTCCTTATGGAGTTTGGCATGAAGTAAAAAACAAACAGTTCAAGACTAAGCCAAAGGCAGAAGCTTGGGCTAGAAAGAACTTAGGTTAATGAAGTAAAGCGTATGGAAAAGTTAGAATACATTCCAGGAGATTTGGTAATGACCAATGGAGTATCTGGAGGTACTGCTAAAGATGTTGTTTACAGAGTAGTATTATCAGACCCATCAAGGATTTTTGTGTTAGATGATGGAACAGTTCTGAAAGGTATTGTTCGCTTAGAGAACCTCGAAGATGCAAAATTAGAAGATGAAGGTTATCTTTATTATGGAAGTAGTTATGTTTATTCTAAGGACATTATTCCGATTCACCTTACTCCTGAGATTCTGGAGAAGAATGGATGGAAGTCTATAAATGGTAAGTATGCTTTAAAGATAAAAAATGCAAATTATGTAGTACTTGAATTTACAGAAGATGGTATATACACTTACATAAATGAAAATACCATGCTTTTTACAATAAAGTATATTCACGAACTCCAGCACCTTCTATTCGGGCTAGGCATCAAACACGAAATGGAGGTGTAGGTTATGTTATATGCTTTAAGATTTTTCGACACAGAGAGGTCTCTTTGGTATTTAGATTGTGTACATCGAAGTAAGTCGTTCTTGAAAAGACGTGAAAAGAAGTTTTTAAAACAAGGAATAAAAACGATGATTTCGAAATGGTATGGATTTTAGTAACGCCTTCGGGCATAAAAGATAGAATATGACAGTAGAAGAATTAATTAACGAATTATCAAAGGTAGAGGATAAGACTATGGAAGTTAACTTTCCTTATTCTCATGGAACACAAGAAAACGGAGAGCCTCTGAGTATAGCTGAAGTATCTGTGTACAATGATTGTGTTATACTTTATGATTAACCATCCGCAAGGATATAAATAGATTGTAATATGAAGAAAAGGAAAATTAAAGACTGTTTTGATAAAGATGGTAACTTCATTAAGCCGTTTGACCCATATAGATGTGATGATAATGACCCTCTCTATTTAGCATTATTTGATGAAAAGGGACGTGCTACAAGAAATGATGAAGTTTACACATTAATTGCAAAGCACAATTGGAAATTTGATTGCGCTGCTGTTAAGTATTATTATTCCCATGAATTTGATACTGGGTGCAAAGGTAATTATACAGCAATTTACGCTTGGAGATAGAGTAACTAACCACCCTCTCCTACAAAAGGGAGAGGGTAAAAAGAAGAAAATATGGCAGAGATTATTTACTTTGGAACAAATGGGTGTTCTGGTCATTATCCTATTGGCATCGATAAAGTGCTGACCTCGGCAGAATATGAAATGTGGCGCGAATGCGATAATGAAACTTGGATAGATAATATCCGAAAGAATCCTGGTCGTCATCTCATCAAACATCACGGAGAAGTTTATACTAATTATGGTGTTCCGTTCTCTGTAGATGATGAAAGAGGAGGCTCACATACCGAACTATTTTGGAAAGGCATTCATTCGGAAGAAGAAATTGTCAACTTGATAAAGAATGATTCATTTTTATCAAAACAGTTTAAATTAAATGAGGATAAGTAAAGTTAAATGCAATATGGCACAAGAAGGATGGATATGCCCTAGATGTGGAAAGGTAAACGCACCTTGGGTAATGCAATGTTCCTGTAATAGGAACACTCAAATATTACCTAAAGTTGGTGCTCCTTACTATGAAGGAGACCAAGCAACGTGTAACGCAAAGGAGGGAAAGTAATGAGCAAAATTAAGAAATTATTAAGTCAAGCATTCAGTCAGCTTGATGAATACAATAAAGGTGGTGCTACTCAGCATAATCTTCTTTGGAAGGCTATGGGCAATATTGAGGATGCACTTAAGGAGTTGGAGGATTGAATTATGGGTATAAAGAATCTTAAAAAAATTATGCCTATTCTGCAGGCTATTGTAGATGGCAAAACGATACAACATAAAACAATTAATAGAGAATGGTATGATACTAACGTAGCTAGTTTAGACCATTTAGTAACTTATTATAAGGATTACCGCATCAAGCCAGAGACTACATACCGCCCTTTCAAGGATGCTGAGGAGTGCTGGGCTGAAATGTTGGAACACCAGCCGTTTGGATGGGTAAAAGACAGAAATGGTAGTAAATTCGTAATTGAAAATGTAGATTCAGGAGGTTTTGTCGAAGTTTATGATGATGGTACATGTTCTTTTAAAGAAGTGTTTGAAAATCGCACCTTTGCCGACGGAACTCCGTTTGGTGTAAAAGTTGAATAGCTTATGTATAGACCGATTACAATGTATCAGATTGTTTGCGATAGATGCGGAGAAGTATTTGGAGGTACAGATACTTGCTCTGCACTATTCAGTAACAAAGAAGTTGATATTGGTGACTACTCTGATTGGGAAATGATAGATGGTAAACACTATTGTCCCGATTGTTATGAAGTAGAGGTCATTGATGGAGTGTATAACATTAAAGCAAAATAGATATGAAGATAGAAAATATCAAATTCAAGGCTATACGTCTTGACGGAAAAGGATGGGTTTGCGGATATTTCTACGAGGAGAATGGTAATACATACATTATTGAGAATCGTCAGAAAGAAAGCAAGTTAAACAGAAATCTCACTTATCAGGTTGACCCTTCTACCGTCTGCCAGTTCACAGGGTTAAAAGATAGTGAGGGAAAGGAGATTTGGGAAGGTGATATAGTGCATGACAGTTATGACCTTTTGTGTATAGACAATCTCTATGAGGTAGTTTATATTGAAGAAGAAGGAACGTTTGCCTTCAAGAGTTTAGATAAAGTTGACAATTACGAGCCGTTTGTTAATTTATTTGAAGTTTATGTTGTCGGCAACAAATTCGATAAGGAGTAGCGCATGAAGAATAAGATTTTAGACTTAGCTAAGTCAGCCGGTTGGCTCGTTTTGATTTTCATAATAGGGGTAATTGGTTTTAGGATTTCTTTTAGCTTAGGAACTCCACACGAAAAAGAAGAGTTTAATATAAAAATATTCACCAAGAAAGGGCATGACTATCTGATAGTAGACACGAAACATGGTGTTTGCGTTGTTCACGCAGAGAGCTGCCCTTGTCATAAAAAGAAGTAGCGTATGGAAAATAATATGTTTGAAGATATTGTCGCTGAAGGCAATATAGTTGTGATAGATAATGATTGGATTGTGTTATGTAAGCATTGGAAACCAGAGTGTCACAATCTGTTCTGCTATCTTTATCTCCATAAGGAAGATAAGAATTTGATGGTAGGTTCTCATTTTACAATGACCGATGATAAAAAGAAATCTACTCGGTTGGCTACCAACGAGGAGCGTCTTATGCTTTTTGAAGAAATGTTCAAGTATGGAATTGCTTTCGATAAGCACGACCATCATTTGATTGGAAAGTTATGATAATTGTAAGATAAAATAGTGTATGGAGAAACGAATAATTTTAGACGAACAAGATATGAATGAGTTTACAAAGATTTTCGCAAAGACAATAGAAGATGAAGCTATCAAACAGATAGAAACCCTATCTAATAGCGAGGCTTACAATAGTTGTAAAATAAGAATAATGCCAGATTGCCATGCAGGTAAAGGATGCACTATTGGCACGGTAATAGAGCTTGATAACAGAGTAGTTCCTAACACTGTTGGAGTAGATATAGGCTGCGGCATGAAAGTCGTAAGACTTGGTAAAGTTGATATTGACTTACAGAAATTTGATGAAGCAGTCAATAAGTTGATTCCGTCTGGTTTTAATGTCAACGAGGGAGAAGTATCAGCCTACATAAACGGATTGGTTGATGGTTGTATGTTTGGCAAATTCCGTGTTTGGGATTGTCTTACCAGCATGGAAATAGTATATCGTTCTGTTGGAAGTCTTGGCGGTGGCAATCACTTTATTGAGTTAGATGCAAATGAAGAAGGAGAGAAGTTTCTTGTGATACATACAGGAAGTAGAAACCTTGGTGTTAGGGTATGCAACTATTACCAAAAACTTGCCTACGAGTATTGTCGTAAGAAAATAGCTGATAAGTCTGAGGTTATTGCCAAGTTGAAAAGCGAAGGAAGAGAAAAGGAAATACAGAGTGCTATCAAGTTGTTAGGTACTAGAAATATTAGCAAGGAACTTTCTTACTTGGAGGGCGATTTGCTTGATGATTACTTAAATGATATGCGTATAGTTCAGAAGTATGCCGAGCATAATAGAAGAATTATAGCTAACAGACTCGTCAATGCTCTAGGTGTGGATATTGACCCAAATTCAGACAAGCATTCTTTTACAACCATTCACAACTATATAGATACAGACAAGGGCATATTGCGAAAAGGAGCTATCAGTGCAAAGAAAGACGAGATTGTCATTATTCCTATGAATATGCGTGACGGTTCTCTTATCTGTAAAGGTAAAGGAAACAAGGAATGGTTATGCTCAGCCCCACATGGAGCAGGTAGATTGATGTCTCGTACACAAGCGAAGAAAGAGTTATCTATGGATTCTTACAAGAATGAAATGAATGGTATTTATTCCACATCAGTTTGTGAAGAAACCATTGATGAAGCACCTATGGCATACAAGCCAACCGAAGAGATTGTTGAGTTAATCAAACCTACGGTTGATGTCATTGATGTTATTAAACCAATTTACAACTTTAAAGCAAAATTATAATGAGCAAGGAAATATTTGACTTCTCTGAGGCTCTGAGAAGAATGAAGGAGGGTAAGAAAGTGAGAAGGGTAATTTGGGAAGAATGTGGAGCTTATATCCATATTGTCTCTGAGACTATTGTGGCTGTATGCGATGGAAAATTCTTTCCTTGTGTTTTCAAAGATTCTGAGGATATTCTCGCAACAGACTGGGAGGAGGTGGGGAGGATGAAGAAGAAAATATTGACCCTCACCATCGACAAGCAATGGTTCGATATGGTAGTATCGGGCAAAAAGAAGGAAGAGTATAGTGTGATTAAAGGGTATTGGGCAAAACGACTTCTTTTAGTTCGCTCAGAACTTGAAGAGCCGTTTGAGAAGATGAGTAAAGAATGTGCTGAAAATTGGGATAGTATTAGCATAGAAATGGCTAAGCATTGCTTTATTAGCCCATACTACAAGACTGCGCCATACACCCACGTCCTCTTCATCAACGGCTACCGCAAGGATAGTCCACGTATCGAAAAGGAGATTGAGAGTATCACCATTGGCAAGCCAAAGAAAGGCTTATGCCCCGACAAGTGGCTTGATACTGAGTTTTTTGTTATTAAATTCAAGTAGCGTATGACAAACGAGGAATTTTTCAATGCTCATATGGGTGAGCGAGTTCTTTATAAAGGTAAGGACATCGGGGCATACGTAGCAGGTTATGTAGAGGAAAAGTATATTATCTTAGGATTTGATGATTATACAGGCTGCATTCTGTGCTTCACTTCAAAAGTGAAAAATCTTTGTGACATATATCACTCATACCGATTCGCAAAATTGAAGTATTTGGAAGTGATAAAACATCAGTAATATGGAAAAAGAAGAAAGATGTTGTGGTAACTGTCTTTGGATGGGATGCGAAGACATCTTAGGCAATGGATGGTGCTACAAAAAAGATTGCGAAACATCTTGTGATAAGGTTTGCAAGAAACATGAATTTTAAACTTTAAATATTAAAATGGAAAATAACAATTTAACATTAGACGAGTATCAGCAGTTAGCTCTAGAGACTGCTATTTATCCTAACCCTATCATTTATCCTACATTGGGATTGACAGGTGAAGCTGGTGAAGTTTCCGATAAGGTTAAGAAAGTGTTGCGTGATAACAATTCTGTTTTTACAGATGAAAAGAAGTTGGAAATTGCTAAAGAGATTGGTGATGTACTATGGTATTGCGCAACACTTTCTCGCGATATTGGATTCAAACTTAGTGATATAGGAAAAATGAACTATGACAAACTTCACTCTCGCCAATTAAGAGGAAAGTTGCATGGTAGCGGTGATAACCGTTAGTTTATGGTATGGTACTCTAAAGTAAAAGGTCTTACAGAGAAAGTAATTGAGTTATATCCAACGATGTCTTCAAGGGAAATAGCAGAGATTACAGGATTTGCCAAGACTACTATAATTCGGTGTGCTGCAAAGAATCATCTTAGGCACACCGAAGAAACACAGAAAAGAATAGATGAATACGTAAGACAACGAAGGTCTTCTGGTAGAAAATCATACGACTATTCTAAATTGAGCAAGAAGATTACTCATACAAGAAAGATGGAATCGTGGCGTGTAAGAAGTGGTCTAGAACAAAATACAAAATATAAAGTTCGTATCACTCCAAAGCGCATACAAAATGCAATGTATCATCTTAGGCAAAAGTATGGTTATTTCTATGAAACTGTTGACAAAACTGTATTATATTACGATTCGCAAACAATACGTGTGAAAAACGAGAATTACTATACTGAAAAGTATGGAATCTCTTTTATTCTGGCTGACGAATAACTTCTGTGCATTATCTATATGTTTAGGGGTGACTATCCATCACGGACGGTCACCACTTTTTTGTTTATAAATCAACTAATAACAAAACAAAAACATTAGAAAAAAAACTAAGAACGTTTGTGTAGTTTTAGCTTCCAGTATATCCAACCTAAAAATGCAAGAATACCTATAAAAAGACAAACTGACGCTATCTTACCTATATTCAAGAAAGCTTTATCTGTCTTTGATAGTTGCTTCTCTACATATACTTTATCTTTCGATATTTCGCTTATCGTTGAGATTAAGGAGTCACACTTGCTATGATATATCGCAGCACTATCCTTGTATTCCTTAAGACTAGAAATACTATCTCTCAGTATCTGTACGTCTTCATGTGATATTTCGTGATATTCGTAGTGAAATTTATCCTCACCAACCTTGTTGCCGTTCGCGTCATACTTCGAAGCTGTACTATCCTTGATATGTGTCTTCTCTTTCGTAGTTGACTTCACGGATTCCTTGTGCGATGCTCTGTATGATTCCAGCTCCTTTACAAGCCTTGCGTTGAAGAGTGAATCCCACTTAGCCTCGTTACGTTTATCTGTGATGTATGACTGTTTTTCTATCACACGTTCTTTCGCCTTACATCTACAGAACATTGATAGAATCAGCATTGCTACTGCAATGGCAATTACAACCCTTGTTATCTTATCAATCAGTTTCATAAGCTACTGAATTACAATCGTTACTTTTTCCTTTTTATCCCAAGCTGTCTTCATAGTCTGAATGAGCTTGTTTGTCCAAAATCGAGAATCGCTAACCCATCCTTTCTTATCGTTTTTACCGATAAGAATACACCCCTCAGTGTCTTTTGAAGAATTACCGCTATGTATGCGTATTCCTTCAAATCCTTTGACATTCAGAAGTAATGGCAACATCTTCTTGAATCTGTTAGAGTAGGTATATACGCATTCATAACTGCCGCGTGGTATTGCAGTCTGCCCGTACACCTTTTTCTTCTTGATTTCTTCAAGTTGCATATCTTGGCGCAATCCTCTATCAGCATCTTCAAGAGTATTGCATCCGAACAACTCTCCATCAACGTAAAGACGGCTAATAGTATAGCCATCTTTTTTCCAAGCTCTATCAATTAGTACTTCCATTTTTGTTTTCCTCCTCTTTTTTATCAAATTCCTGATTCAATCTCTCCAATATCGGTTTCCAATAACTAGGCAATGCCTTTGCAAACTCGAATCTCAAAATGTAGTAAATAACTCTGAATGCTACATTCTTAGGGTATGCCTTGATGAGGTTTTTGAATGCGTTGCATATATACACATAGCAGAAAATGTATGTAAGCATTTTTATTACAAACAAAGCCTCATTTCCGTCATTACAGCCTATCATGATACCATATATCACATAGTCAATGGTAAGATAGAGCGAGATTTCAAGTATGGCGTTTACAAACTTTGATGCCGAAAAGTTTTTGCATCGTACAACACTAACTCCATCAGCCCTCATACCACAAAAGATGTTGAAGCCGAAAGCAATTACTAGCGCCAGCACGAAACCTTCAGTTGGCGTTGCAAAGGCAAGTATAGCAGAGAAAATTGTAACCACTATCTGCCGAATCTGTGATGAATCTAATAAATCTATCATAATCTGTTATCCTGAATAATAAATAAAAATAAAGTTTCGGTCTCTTGATGCAAAGATAGCAAAAAAAAACCGAAACTTCATTCAGAATAACGAAAAACTTTATACTTTTAAATCATGATACGGCAATTCTCCGTTATTTAAGAAAGAAATGCACTCATCGAAAATCTTATGTTCATAATCGTATGTGTTGATTTTTGGAAACCATTTTTTGATTTTTTCGTCATTCCTTTTAACCATTTCACCCCAAAGAACGCACCAGTCATTTATGGTAATATTGTCATTCTTGACCTCATGCCAATAATCCTTGGCAACGTCTTTAGTGTGAAGTTGCCCGATAAGACAAAGATGTAAGTCTGCCATTTCTTCATCAAAATGGCACTCACCAATCTCACATTGAACTTGCTTCATCATATCAAGCATTACACCGTCATTCATTCCAACTTCGCAACAATCAGCCATTGTTGCAACACAATTCTTAATAGTCTGTATATCGTTGCTTGCCAATATGTTTTCAAATACCTTTTTCATAACCGTATGTTTTTAGTGTTACTTCAAGAAATATTCTCTTATGTCGTACACGCCATCCTTATCTTTCAACAAGTCGAGTGCAAGGTGGTTGGCATACTTAACAAGATGTTCTGTATCAATGTCATTAACATCTTCCTTGCCGAGTATCTTTGCAATTGTGCATCCGTGGTCGCTTACAACCTGATTCATGACAACGTACAAAGCATAATCGTTGTAGTAAGGCTTCTCCTCTGTTGCAAGTCCGAGACCAGTCATAGCATTGAGCCATGTCTGCATATCCCAAGTTGCAGATGGATTCATACTGTTTACAATCTCAGAAGCCTCCTTCTTCGTAAGATAGTTTGTCCACTTGATAGTGCAAAGCTTATCAAGATACTCTTGCGCCAACTCTGGGTGTTTGGCTGCCATATCCTGCATCATACAACGCATCGTATCTCCAAATACGTGCATATACTTTACGTTTGTTGATGAAGCCATCATTCCATACAGCTCATCGAACTTACTCATAATCTCTTTTGCTTCCATATCTTATATATTTTAACCTATTATCAAATCTTTCAACTCTACAAAGTCCTCCTCTGTGAAGTTGATGCTTCGCTTGCTTCCAAAGAGAATAGCGGTGGCAATTCCATCTGGCAGGTCAATAGACACAACTCCTTTGTCGATATGTCCGTGAATAAAACCTACATCGAATTTGTAATCTTCCACGGATTTTAGCATCTGCATCATATCTTCAAATATCGTGTTGGTATCTATGTTTCCGTTCTCATCAGCAAGAAATAGGGTAGCGTTGTCTATCGATTTATCCCATTTATCCTTATTCTTGGATATGATATTATGCGCCGCACGTTTCATATACACTGATGGTATGGCTAGCATCGGGTTAGCCTTAACCATATCGTCTATTCTTGCATCTGCCCAAACGTCCACCGATTCAAGCAGTTTCTCTTTAAATTCTGTTACGTTCATTTCTTAGTTTCTCCTTTATGTGTTTTATTGTACCAAACGAGATATTCTTGCCAAGTCTTATCACTATGGTTAGTCATATAATCGTTGAGCATAGCAGATTTCAGTTCTTCTGCTTGCGCTACTTCTTTTCTTAGTCTTTGCATCAAAGATAAGTGCTTCTTCAATGCTTCCTGTCCTTGCTGAGTACTCTCAATGCGAGGACGTATGATTCGCAATTCCTCGTCTTGCACTAGCTTAGACACATATTGCAAGCTATTAACGTACTCCTGGTTTTGCATCAAGTACTGACGTTGTGCGCCTGTAAGATTGTCTTCAATTTTGTCTATCTCATCCCACAAAGGGGTTGGAGACTGCTGCGCTTGCATATTGATAGATGCTCGCTTCTGCTGTATTGCCTCATACATCTTCTGTAGCTCAGCATCCATCATTTGCGGCTGCTGCTGACTTGTACCCATATCCAATAATGGGCTGTTTCCAAAATTCATCATAACAATCAATATCTTTAAAGTTGGTGATATATTATAGAGAGGTGAGAGGGCATCCACCAACGAGGGCAAACACCCCTCACCAACTCATTTTTTCTTAGTCCGTCTAACCGACTTCCTTACTGCTCTGTTACGCTCCTGTAGTGGGAGTGGAAGCTGCTGCACATCCGCAAATGCTTGCAGATGGGAGAACTGTAACTGTAGGAGTGCTCTGGAGTCCGAGGACACCATCAATCTTGCGGCAACACTTCTCGTTAACGTAAGCCATCATCAGCTTCTCCTTGTAAGGAGTGAGGGCTTCCATAACGGCTACCTTCTTGTCAAGGTCGCTATACTTAGCCTGTAGTGCGTCATACTGGTCTCTCTGATTCTTGTACAGACCGAAGTCCGCATCAATCTGAGACTTGTAAAGACCGAACTCAGCCTGCATTGCACGGCGGTTCTCAGCGTTGATAGCATCGTTAGCACCCTTATACATAGAGAACTTCTCTGCGATGTCAGTCTCACGCATAGCGTAGAACTTGTTAGCGGTGTCGAGCTTCATACCGAACATGTAGGTAAGCAACTTTACCTCATCATCGCATTCCTTCTCCATTACCTGCAAGGCGGTTGGCTGATTTGAGCTTGAGTTAGCTCCGTAAGTGTTGATGTTCACGTTCTCAGGCATATTTCCGCCACCGAGTGAACCAAACACGCTGCGGTTGTTACCGCCAAGCAACCAAGCACCAGCACCGAGTGCTGTGCCGATGATACCAAGGGTAAGACCAGCGTTGCCTGTTGCCTTAGAAGCATAATCATCGTGCTTCTTTCCCTCTTCGTAGATTTTCTTCTCTACTACTTTTGCATCTGTCATTTCCATGATACAATCTTTTTAAGTTATCCTTAATATTAACTAACACTATTGTAACGTTACGGATGCAAAGGTACGAAGAATAGGGGAGAGCAAATATAACTCTATCACACTTTCTTTTATCGGTTGATTATCAGAGATTTAAGGTGATAGGAGGTAATATCATAAATAATAAAAAAAGAGAGGCAATCACTTACCTCTCTTACTCAACTTGTAAGGAATACTTACATGTTCAACTATTATTTTCTCTTCTTTTTAATGTAGTGTAGTATATCCCACTTCTTCCAATATCGGGTATGCCCACGCTTTTTGCACTCGCCATTAGGAATGTCACCCCTAGCAACCATCCTGTTAAGGGTAGCATCAGAAACGTGCAGCTTATCCTTAACTTCTTCGGTGCTCATCATCGGGTTGAGCATATCGGGGATGATGTCACACAATCTATCCAAATCATCATCGCTCATTCCGCAAGCGGTGACCTTCTCTCCATTTCTCTGTTGCTCGTCTGCTTTAAAGCAAGCATCACTGAGCGACTTTAAAGCCGTTCCGAGTATCTTATAATTCAAAATCTTTCCCATCACGCACAAATTTTACGTCCTAGTTTCGTTTCATTAACAAACATTTTAGCAAAGCTATACAAATAGAATATAGCTGTCACGACCATGACCGTAAAGCAGGAATCCACCATATCATTAGTTGTGTACCAACTCCACTCTACAATATGAGCCGCATTGATGCCTAAGAAGTACATAAATGGAATGCGATACCACTGGCACAAGAAGAAAAATCTACTTGCCAGTATCGTCACCATCGGCAGGACGTAAACCATGAAATAAATAAAAATATAGCAAGGCATATTTTCATTATATGGGATAAACATCTCACGTGGATGCTGAGATAACTCCCAAATGACGTATGCGTGGAAGAACATAATAATGATAGGCACATACTTGCAGAACCAGCGGAAGAACTTCAATATTCTTCTGCTATACCGATTACCATGCTTCTTAATCATATCCATCAGCTCGGTAACGTCCACATTCTTTAATAGCCGTTGGACTTCGGCTTCGTCTTCTTTAGTCATAATCTCTTTTTTTTAGGTTGATTTAAATTAAATTAAATTATTGTGCAAAGATACACTTTTTTGCGCAAAATCAACGAAAATGAGAATATTTTTGTGTTAAACTTCATAAAAAAGTAATAATCTGAAAGTTTTGTTACCGATTTTTTGTTACCAAAATTGAAGAAAATGGTAACAGAAACATTGCACTTTCGCTGATATGATAACAGAGCCTATAGAAAAATTCGATGCAACACACTTCCCTGACGGACGAGAAAAGAATAAGGCGGTCACCATGTAGTGAACCGCCTTATTCTTTTCCTATCCTTCTAGTAAATCAACAATCTGACCATAACCACCTACAGCCATGACAGGACAGAGTATCTTCTTGATAAGAATAATATCCTCAGCTTCGAGGTCCACGTTTTCGGCATCCTTGCCTATCTTGCAGGCTACCCGATAAGCACGTAGCTTTTCTTCGCCCGATAGCTGAATACTCTGATTGTCTATCACCTCGAAGAGCACCTTACCTACAATATCGCCCATAATCTGTGGCTTGTAGGTTTCCTCTCCGTTCTCGTTCTTTACTGGTGATACTATCACCTCACCCTTCCAATTCTTGAAAGGTACATTAAAATTCTTTTTCATATTAATTTTTGCTTTTATGATTATCTATCCGACCAATTCAAGTCATTTACTCCGCTCCAGAAGATACCACGACCGAAATAGGTCTTATCCTCCTGGCTAGGAATAAGTAATTCTGGGTTTATATATACAAGATTTATTGTTTCTCCACCATTAAGTTGATGCCATCCACCGACATCACAGAAATATACTCCATTATTAGTGTCATTGGCATTTATTGCCATCCAACGCTTACCTGTTCCTCCAGGTACAAACTCGTAATAATATGTAGCAATTGCTCTAAGAGGACTGAATACTACTATATCAATAGGACATCCGGACAAATTTTCATTAGGACTATACAATGGAATTTTGTATACGGTTTTATTGTCATAAGAAACACGCTCTAGAGGCACAGGTATTCTTTCGCTATCGTATCCGTCAGGATAAACTTGCATAACATCCCCAGATACTACTGCCAATGTACTCTGTCGATGCCCAAAGGCTGAACGACACCATACATTACTAGCATAGAAACGCCAACCCCTTTTCGCCGCAGAATTATATCCTTGATTATAAATATCTGCATCAAATGTTATACGTCCAGCACCATCAAAATATATTGAACCAGCGATTTTATTTCCATCAGAACTAACAGCAGTCAATCTGTAAAAAGAGCCTGTCACACTCTTCAGTTCTCCTGCGAATATACCCTTATACGCATATATATAACCATCTTTCGTTACTCTGAATGGCGCATCCTTTGCCAATGCTGCACCAAGCCAAAGCGGACACTTATCACTACCTACTACAGCATCGGCTTTATCGAAGTTACCAAAATGGCCTATGATACTTGCACCTTCCGAACTCCTTGCATAAACATGGTTCACATTGATAGTCTCTGCATTAATAAGGCTAGCATTGAGCTTGCCATCTTGGGCAAAGAGAGCAACTTCATCTTTATTGTATATAGTTACCTTATCGCCCTTAATAGCAACTTGATTTCCGTTAATAACAATACCTGCCGCAGCAAAATCCTTAACCAACTGAGAAAAGTCTGCAAGCTGACCGATACTCATCTGCTTGTTGGTAATGAGCGTTACTTTCTCCCTGAATACCTCTTCATTGTCAGTACGTGCCTTGCGGTTGACACGCTGCGAGGCAAAAAGATGTACTACCTTTTTCATAGGCTGTTATCCTCCTTTTAATGAGTGCTGATATAATTGTCTATAACATCCGTAGCTACAGCCTTCGCCTTCGTGCGCCACTTCTGCATAGCTTCATACTCTGCTTCATGCTCCTTATCATCGGCATCAAGCTTCTTGCCATCCGCAATTTTGGCAAGATTGGCGAAATGGTTGTTGATGATAGCTTGCATCTTGTCGGTAGGATAAGCGGATGAGACGATTGCATCAACTATCTTACCTCGCTCCAAAGGCTGCTCGATACGGACAACGTGGGCGGCATAAGCCATTCGGGTAGTTTTTTTGCCTTCACTGCTATCCATACTGTTTTCCAACTCAATCTGCTCAACATCGAAATTGATGCGAATAAAATTACCCTCATACTCAATCAGACTAGGTGAGTAATCGAATATAGACTTTCTAATTTCCATGATAATATCCTTTCTTTTAAAATATTATACTTTTATGCTTTTGTTCCTACAATTCTAAAATCAGGGTTTCCACTCTGATTCATTCTACGCAGCTTGCCCATAAATGGGAACTTTTTGTTGTCTGAGCACCATCTCAACTGGTCAACAAGTTTCTTATTGTTAGTAAAGAACTTAAACTTCTGTCCATTTTCCTCAACGCTAACAACATTACTCTTCCCCGATTTATGAACCTTGCTATCTACGTCAAATTCAGCATCAAGAAAAACGATAGGTCTTTCAGCGAAGTAGCTTGCGCTCATTCTCTGACCTTCAAACATCTTCTTTCCGTTTGCGTCCCTGTCCTCAATTTCGGGCATATCAAAATCTTCAAAACTATTCATTTTCGTTATCATTCTCCAGAGATTAAAACCATTACAATGCATCAACCACCCTTTATAGCTCATAGCTACTTGGTATCTCCTCATTGGGTCTTTAAGGTTATGCATCTTCTTTTTGAATTTCTCCTTCATGCGCTTTCTTAACATTGTATGATTGAAATAAAATCGGTAACCGACAAAATCAAGGAAATGAGCTTCATCAATTATCTGCATTCCGATATTATCGTGCAAATGCTGGTGCATCACTTCATCAGCATATTTCAATATGAAGTTGATGGCTTTCCATACTTCCTTCTTGTTTTTACCCAATATAATGACATCATCACAATATATTTCTACCTTAACATCAAATTTCCTACATACTAATCTACACAATATACTCATGTAGAAATTGGTAAGGGTCTGAATAGGATATAGACCAATACCTAGACCTTTCGGTAAGGCAAAGATAACTTCATGCAAAAGTCTTCTAACGCCTTTATCGGTAAAGAAATCACACAGAGATTTGTATATCTCCTGCTGGTCTACGTTCTCATAGAATTTAACGAAGTCAAGTTTGCAATAGTACAATCTTCCACATGACTTATTCTCGTCTATCCATCTTTCTGTTCTGCGCTTCGCATAAATCATTCCTCTGCCTTTTACACTTGCCCCACTCTCTATGTAGAGAGCTCTTATAAGGTACGGCATCAGAATTTGCATCAAGGCATGCTGCTCAACGTGGTCTGGGTAGTACGGAAGCTTATGAAGCTTTCTTACCTTACCGCAAGGGCATCGTCTCATACAATCGTGCCCTTCGCTAGTCTTATAAGTTCCATCTATAAGACTTCTCTGTAATCTCAAAAGATTACCATTATAGTCTTTGTCAAATATAACCACTCCCTTCTTTCCTTCCTTACCCTTGCGTGATTTCCTTACCGCAATATTGAGGTTAGTCATATCACTAACAAGTTCTACTCTGACCTTTCTATGTTTCTTGCGTAGCTTTGCCTTACGCTTATACGCCAGCTCTTGTGCGTCCGTCATTTTTATACTTCAACCAATATTTCAAAAATCGCTTTCATTATCAATAGGCTTTCTACACTCTCGGCTCACTGGCTTTCGGCACATACGTACAACTGTATCACTTACTTGCGAGAGGGGACTCTGTTGCAGTAGGACATACCCAACTACTCATACCCAACGCCTTTAATCTTCGCTCTGTCGGGATAAATATCCTTCCATTGAGACAGGTTCAATCATGTGCTCTCTCGTCCAAACTATCTCGTAGCTTTACGACTTGCGAGGAACAGTGAAAATTATATCGTCATTCTAATAATAGAAATCTTGTGTAGTAATTCAAGCGAGCGCCGATGTTCGTCCTCGAGTTCGAGAAACCGTTGTTCGAGTTCGCAGACGAAAGACCGCATTGCGACCTGTTGTCAGCGTTACCCCCAACGTTCAGCAGCTCCATGATGTATCACCTTTTCTTCACCCACTCCATGGTTGTAGAAAATCTTATCGCACGGATTTGGGTTGTTTATATTTTTGTGCTTCTGCGAATCCTATTAAAAGGAGATTTAAACTTTTCAGTTTCAATCTTGCATTTTACATTATTTTTATTTATTCACTATTTTTTTTCGCCCAGCTCACTGGCAGATGTACACCCAACGCTATGCGTTGGATTACATCGCCATGAGCTCAGAACCGCTCACGATTGTCGGGTTTCCGTAGAAAGCCAAGCGAGCGCCGATGTACGTCCACGAGGCCGAGAAACCGTTGTACGAGATCGCAGACGAAAGACCGCATCGCGACCCGTGGTCAGCGTAACCCCCAACGGACAGCAGCTCGCCACTAGTCGAAGCCCAAAATCCATCGCAGTAGTACGTACTATCACCGCCTCCTACGGCTTGCGGAAACGCATCCCAATATGCACCCAGTGTCTTTCGTGTAATATACTCTCCATTAGCTGATGACGGAATGGTAAATTTTCGCCCATTTGCCGTATTACTTACCTGATTGCCGCTATAGACAACAGCGTATCGAGTATCGCCATCCATGTAGAAACGGATGCCTGAACGGAACTCCCAGTGCTTACCCCATAAATCCTCAAATCCAAATAATTTGACAGGGTATTGATTACCGAGAGTATCATCATTATAGAGTACCTTACCGCTGCCATCACCGAGTGAGATACACTTGCCCATAGGTACATCACGACATGCTTCCCAAGAACTACTTTGGAATCCAGCTCCAATTACAGATTGTGTATTAAGGTCACCGAAGCTTACTTGTTCCAATGCTTCTATGAGGCATTGAAATCCATAGTTTGCAAGACCAAAGTTCGAACCAAGCTTCTGTGCGCAAGCCCAAAATGCACTCATCGTCCTTGAATGTGAAGGGGCAACGTTAGGTCTTGAATGACCAACACCGCTTACATCTACGTACATCTTGTATGCACCTACCCAGTTTGGCGAATCGAAAGTCTTACCGCCCGAAATAGGGAACAATCCTCCGAATTGCAATGTCTTGTTATCAGCCTTGAAGTGACAATCGGGAACATGAACCATCGTTTCATACTTTGACGCATCATCTACCTTTGTTCCGTCAGCGAAGAACTCCCAATTACTAGGGTCTAGCTTAGCAGCATACACCTTACCATTCACAACTTTCATCATATATCCACCCATTGCTCTATGATACATATCAGCCATGAATGGAGTTGGCAGAGCGAATTTATGGTTAGAAGACTGCTCCAATGTAATTGATGGGTAGAAAATATTGTTACCCATCATTTTCTGAAGGTCTCCGAGACTTAATCTGCGAAGAGCTCCATCTACTACAATCAAGAAGGTTTGGTCGGTATTCATTGCCGTAACAAGCTTCTTTTCTGTTAATTTAACACCCATATCTTATATTTTTTAATTATACATATTAATCAATTAAAGCATTGTCATCCTCATCAAGCAGGTAATTGCCACCTTCATCAATGAGATAGTCGTTGGCAGGGCGCTGTCTGTATTCTATCTGTTCTTCAAGATAATCGCTCTCAACATCGCCAAGACCACTCTCTTCGATAGAGAAGGTACAGCTATTTCCCTCTTGCCAAGACTTCTTTGTTATGACACTTCCGTTTGAAGCTTCGGTATGCCATTGCAATTCTACGATGCGGTTAGGGTATTCAACAACCCTTCCGTTGTACTCCAAAATAGCCTTGTTGCTTCTGTATATCTTACCCCATTCAATATCATTGCATACCATGAACTTAGGCTGATTGAAAGAAGGATAGAACCTAGAAGCGGAAAATTGGAACTGAGCAACAGCCTTGCCGTTTATTACCGCCTTGATGGTATAATTATTCTTCTCTACAAGTCTAAGGTCAAGCACAATCTCAGATGTGGAGATAGATATAATCTCGTTAGGGCTTGCAGCAGAAGAAGCAGACATCTTAGTCGTTCCTCGATACAGCTCAATAGAGAATCCGCTTGTAATTCTATCCTTAGACTTATATACATCAATCGGAATGTGACATTCATACTGATTGCCGTCAAAGCAAGCGTTTCTTGCTTCCGTAGATGCCGATATGATGTTATTAGCAACCTTATACTCGTAGAGAGCCAGCTTATCAAGGAATGGGTTATAGGATATATCGGTATCTTCCCGAATACCCATACCATAGGTATCTGCACCCTTATCTGCCGTATACAGAGTAATAGGGTCAGCGGTGATATGCAATATAGAATTCGTTCTATAATCATACAGGTCAGCTTCGAATTGCAACTGCTGCTTATCATTACTTGAAAGATTCCTCTTGATAGTAAGCGAACCACGATTAGATGTATTGCTTGTATCAATGCTATACTTACCGCTCCAAGAATTAATTTTAGATATGTCCTTCCATTCCGTGCCCGTAGAAACCTTCCATACCATATTGGCAAGAGACATATTCGACTGCTTGCTATCCCATGAATCATCCTTTGCCGTAGCATTGATACTCGGGTAGGCAATACACTCAAAGCCGCTCTGTGTTCTGTCTGGGAAGAATTTATCGCCAGCCATAGTCTGCATGAATGGAGACTTAGGCGATGCGCACACTACTGATACAGAAACGTCCAAAGGGGCGAATTTTCTATTCGCCTTATTACTAACTATTGGCATAAGCGTTCCTCCTAATCATCAAGTGTTAAATAAGCATCTGCTGACACCGATACACCGATGATATTTTTGTTTTCGTCAATCGTATCAGCATCCCTCACAACGAATCCATCACTGACGTTCTTTGCCCAAGTCATTGTCTCCGAGCGTTTATTCTCGATGTTACCATTGCTATCAGTATAGATAACGAAGGTGACATTGCCAGTTATACTCTTCGGCACTAGTCCTGTCTCGCAGTTGGTAACGATACATCTGAACGTCTGATTACTATCTTCATCAACCTGTCCTACCGAATTAAGGGCAATCTGATAAATATCAGAAATATCATCAATGCTGATACCTGTTCTATACACGGCAGCACCATCAACAACGAACTCAAGGACGAAGAGCTGATGACTATCTACATAGAGTTTGTCCGAATCTCCCGTCTTATCTCTGTGTATAGTGATACCGCTTTCCGGATTTGTGTAAGTTCCTGCAAGGTCTGTTCCGCTGCCACGATACAGATTAATAGAATAGGTAGAAACCTCTCCACCTGCGGAGTTGAATAACCAAGGTCTGAGGGTAGCTTCTGTCTGTCCCTTGCTTAACACAGTAGTATCAGCAGAAACACCTCCGAAATAAGATGAGCCGCCCAACATAGATACCAATATATCAATGCTTTTCTGCATTGGATATATGCTAGCTCCCAATACGGCATCACCCGAATAGGTAAGAGTATCGGAATTTTGATTGACCTTAGATGCTAGGTCTCCGATAATAGAGAGAGAACCATTAGCATGATTTAGTTTGAATCTATTATCAACAGTCGAGGTCTCCCATCCAGTACCGCTAGAGCTGAATCCTAATTTTTTTCCGTTGTAAGCCCATGCGTGATTTGTCAGTGTTACGTTGTTTTTACGTGCAGAGCCAACAGATGGAGTAATGATAGGATGCGTTCCGCTCTCGCTCCATTTTGGCGATACGGTAAACGTATCAGGGTTCAATCCCTGAAAGAGCGGTACGCCATTTGTTTGCAGACTGAGGGATAATGTGTCACCCTTCAATGTTCGTCTGACTGCTGCGGTTGCCGAAAGATGAATTTCTTTTCCCATATTTTTAATCTCCTATTTTTTAAACTTTAATATATTCTTGATGAATTTTTCCTGTCGTGGTCGTTGCCGTGAATACAAATTTTGCAGTATCACCCTTGCCTAAATCATCTTCTGTTCCATCATTAGACCAGACAATATCTATTGAGCCATTGAAGTTCTTAACCTTATCCTTAGTCGCCCAAGCAGCATCATCTACAGAATCATTGGTCTTGCGTGTCACCTTCCATGACGCTACTCCGTTTGATACATCCTTATCACCAAGCATTAGCTTGCAAGTAATGTTGTGTGTCTCGCCTATAGAGATACCGCTGTAAACAATATCGGTATATAGGATAACTTGCGGCTTGTATATATTCGTAGTCGCCTTCCAATAAGGTGAATCCTCAGATGGTTCATCTGTTGTGGTCTGTCCTTCTGGAGAGATACAGAGCCATCTTGTGCCAAGCCATGTAACCTCATCATAGTAGCTGTATTCCGTACCTTCCTTCCAATCACCACGATAGACGGGAGTCCAAATCTTCTCTCCGTCAACTGTGGTTATGTGGTAGTACTTTGAGACGATGTTGATGCCGTTGAATCCTACATCGAAGATGGATTTACCTTTGAGGGAGTAGGAGTTGATACCTCGGTACATGGTGAACGTAGGTGCGGAATCTCCTTCGGTCTCCATCATCAGAAGGTGCTGTCGGCTTCTGTCGCTTCTGTTACCCATGAGGACGATGGTATCTCCTACAGCAGGGTTATCCGAGCCTTCCATGCAGTTCTCCTTCGCTATCTGAATCCAAGCGAACTTCTTTCCGTCATAGAGCTCGTGACCTTCGGCATCGGTGATTACCTCATTCTCGGTTGATACCTTTGTGACAATTCTCCAGTAGTCCTTGTTGCTGACGTTCTCATAGACACCAGCCTTGATGTTGAACGTCTTGCACCTAACTTGGTCATCCACCTTGAATGAGTTGATAGTGGCGGTCGTTCCATCATCAGCGAGGAGATAGCATTTCCAGCCAATCAGCTCATTCGTTGTCTCGCTATATACTTCCTTGATATAGCTTATCTTGCCAGCAGCAGGTGAGAGGACGATATTACCACCAACGTAGCTGAGTTCTCGGATGAGCAATGTATTGAAAATCGCCTTACCCCATACTATCAAGTCCGTGAGAAGCATCTGATACTTTCCATCGCTTCTCTGCTTGATTGCAAATCCACTCTGCTCTGCCTCGTTAAAATCGAGTGATTTCAATAGATTCACCAACACACTAGAGAGGATAGCGTTTCCGTTGCCGTCTATGCTGTAGTTGTTTCCGTTGCCAAGGAACAATCCTTGCAAGAACTTCTGCACCTTCTGAAAGGTGATTGTGCCGCTAGCTATATCATCTTTCAGTTTAGAGAGATACATCTTATCGGTTATACTAGCATTAAAGTTGTTAGTACTACTTCCACCAACCATACTAGATAGAGACTTAACCGCTTCTCCCTTTACAGCATCAATAATCTGCTTTACATCACTCTTTGTAACTTCCAACGAATTAACAAGCTCAATCTCAACTTCTGCCAGCTCATCGTTATCAACCTTTACTGAGTAGTTGCTGACGAAAACTTCGTGACTGATAAGATTTCCATCGCTATCAGAATCACCTTGTATCTGTATTGAAAGCTTTGCATTCTCGTTCAACTTACTTGCAAAGTCAGGATTCTCTTGTAAGAATATGCGAGAAAACTTAACAGAGTAATTGAATTGGTCTGTATTGTTTTCACTCATGTGTTTAATAAGAGCATCATCGAGTCGTTTCTCTGCTGCCGTTACAAGAACTTTTGGAGGTTTAATGCCTGTGATAACAAACAAATCTCCCTTTTGCGGTTTAAATCCAGCACTTGCGTTTGGCATCACAATGCCTAGTGTTGATGTGTCCTTTTGAACCGCAATCCATAACTCTTTCTGAGTTGAATCTTGGTTTAGCTTATCTTCGTAAGCATCGCTAGCGTTAGCAAATATGTAGTCATTCTTATCTGTGCGAACTCGTTTTAAGTTTCCATTTTCATCAACACTTACACAATTGTAACACTTTGAATTGTCAGCACTCGGTTGATTGTAAATCACAAACGAACAAGCAGGGCATCCGTTACTCTTGATGAGATTTATCTTTGCTGATTCCTTGGCTAAGACATGATTAAATAAATCAAAGCCAAACTCTCCATTAAACTTGTGTAGTTTGATGTAGAAATATTGATGTATATATGTTGTTCCATCGCTATCCTTTACATCACTATCTTCTTTATCAAAAGCAACATCCGCAATCTCTCCAAACAACTGTCCTTCTGCATTTACAATTCCATTGATAGTTGGTTTTATATCATCAAAAGTAACCGTTCCTTGGTGAGGATTTCCTTTCTTATACAAGTTTACAAACTCATAATATCCACTACCACTAGGCAATTTATGGGTGTTATTCAAAGCATAATAGAAACGCTCTGCGCCTTTCGTGTTGCGATATATAGAAGGCATAAGTACCGATGATGGTGCAATCCAGACTCTATCAGTAACTATTACCTTTACTGCATTATCCTCAGTTCCGGTATAAACCTTGTTGAATCCGTATCTATCACCATCTTTTACAAATTGATAGTCGTATTCAATGCAATTCGCCTCGCCGATTCCGCTTACATTAATACCAGCATCACTATAAGGAATGTACTTGTCTCCATTCTTCCATTCGTATTCCGATTTTGACTCGTATGAGAACTCAACACCTCCACCAAAAGCAACATTCCAAACACTCGCGTCATAAAAACTCTTAATGCCATCACTATTGAACACCTTGCAATTGTAAGAAAAGTCAGCACCTATAGTTAATGTGAAATCTCCATTCTCTTCAAATGTGTATGTAGAAACATTTCCAAAGCTCATCCCTTCAGAGATAGTCACATACGTTTCTTCTCCTATTTTTCTCAGTTTTATGCTCCTACTGGCTTTACCAACGTTTGATATAAAGTCAGGTCTCGTAATGTAACTAAATAATTCAAAGCTAAAATTCAAGTTCGTCAAATCTATCTTCTGACCCTTAATCGCGCTGATTGGAATGTTAATCCAGAAACTACACGTAACCGTTGGGTTAGACTGACTATCTGCTTGTGATAAATTTTCTGGAATAGTAGAACTATGAATGTAAAATGCAGGTGGACTTACATCTACACTTCCATTGTAGCTTTTTCCTTCCTTGCTTTTATAAAGTACAAGGGTATCATTGTATCTTGAATCTTTGAGAAACTTTGACAACTCTACGCTGACTTTATCCTTGATGATATTCTCTGTATTGAATACTGCTTCACCAAACTCATCATCATTAGGATAGTAATATGGCAGGTTGTCGGACGAACCGTAACCTGTTATCATATCAACTATCTTATAGTTCGCATTCTCCTTTGATACAGATATAAGAGCATCACTACAACCATATTTAATAGGTGTATCGGTTAAGTCGTGCTGTACCTTGCCGACATGACAAACGCTGCCATCCCAGTAGTAATCAAGCTCAAAAGTTGTATTGACAAGTTGTAAAACATCAGTTAGATATTGGTCTTCAAATGATACTTCCTTAACTTCATCTGTTCCATATCCTTCGTCAACAACAACGTAATATCCCTTGTATTCATCTGTAGGACGATACAAACCACAATATGCCATTGAACTATTGATGCGAGCAACAAACTCATGGATAGTTCCACCAAACGTGAACTTTGTCTGATTTGAGCGGTATCTGTCTTTATTCTGTGTATCAACATCATCAACGACAACATCGAAGAACAGAGTGTTATCAAGCAATTCTCTTCTAGATGTGAAAGTGATTTCACTCTTCCACATTCTAGACGAATTATCCTTTGTAGGGTTTGGCGTATAGGACGCAAATAATCTATCGCCATTGTACTCTACGAACTCTTCCTTCTTCCACTGCAAAGGCTCAGAAGAATATATTGTAGCAGTAATGGTAGGAGCACCACCCATACGCTTTGCATCGTAGGTATATGATGATACAATAGCAGGGTTAGCTTCCGATGGGAACAAACCGATAATTTCATTACCAGTGCTCTCATCGTAAGTCAACTTCTGTATGTATAATGATTCTGCCTTCATGTTTATTCTTTATTGTTGTCTGTATTCTTTGTCCTTGCAGTAATCTCAGCTTGTTTTTCGGCACGTTCATCTGCCTCTTCTTGCTGAGTCTGCAATCTTACTTCCTCGTCAGGTGCAGAAATAGTATTCTTTTCAACACCAGTCTTAGTAGAAATCAAACCTGCACCGCTCAATGTACAAAGCATCTGATTCCATGCACCTTCATCGAATGGCTGCCAAGGCTTAAATGATGTGCTGATTCTCATCTGTCTAAACTCAGTAATTGCAGTAGGATTCTCGCCGCTTGCAACCAACTGCTTTGCCAGTCCTTCCTTGAATAGTCTTGAATGCTTGCTGACGAAATTCTGCCACTCAATAGCTGCATTGTTAGCCTCTTCAATATCCAAAGAACGTGTCATCTGAATTGCCAGACCGCTTATATCGCCACTAGACTTTATATCCTTCGGCAAGATAAATGTACATCCTGTAGCAATCTGCAATTGGTCGAGAATTGACTGCATGAACTCAATCATGTTCTGTGGAGAAGGTGGAGTCTTAAACTCTGCGCTGCCATTTCCTTCAATGCTTGTATCATTCAGGATGATAGAACCAGCAATCTTCTTTGCGGTTTCATTGAGTTTGCCCTTGATGTAAAGGATTCCCCATCCGTGACGTTTCTGAATGACCGCAAACAGATTATAGATAATCTCGAATAGCTCGATAAGGTCTTGACCGTTATTCCAAGCAACATCACCACGTTTTGTGATAAGTGGACTTTCAGAGAATCCATGCTCCTCCTTGCTTTTCAAGCACCATCCTTTCAGTACTTCGTTTGTGTCAACGTTCTGAATGAATACATCTGTAAAATGATAATGATATGTCTTATCGTATGCGTCAATGTGTCTTACATTATCCTCAGTACGATAATACACGCAATCAAGAAGCGGTTCTCCGTTATCGTCTTTGTGCGTGATAATCTGATAGCCATCTTCATACGAGAACAATCGGCATTTCACTTCGTTATCCTCATTCATGTAAACGAGTAATCCTACATCACCATAACTCTGCTGAATGCGTATAGCTTCCATTTCGATACCATCCTGATTCGTTTCATCCCAATGCCATTTGAAATCGGCAAAGTTCTTTTTGAGTTTATCAGTCGGATTGCTGTCATGCAGTATGTGATTGCGCTTGTTACCACCTAAACAGAGAGATTTCTTGTCAACAATACGCTGTTGCATAGGAATGCCAAACTTTTTAAACTCAATCTCGCAATAACTGCCATCATCAAGCTTGCAGCATATAGAAGGTAAGTTCGTATCAAACAATACCCTGTGAGAATAAGGGTCTAATTCCTTTGCAAAACGCTCTTGGCTTACGACTATCTTGCTGATATTCGGAAGCTGTGCCTCTTTACGGAAGTTTGTCTTAATATCCGAACCATCAGAAGAATCATTGATGGTAATAGAGCGCGAACCCCTCAAAAACGGCTTTTTCAGAAGCAATTTCTGAGGATTCTCCAAAAAATCATTGATTATGTCTTGTCTCTTTCTACTCATCGCTATTGTTATTTAATGATGGTTCAACATCGTTGTTATTTTGTGAATCGTTATTCTCTTGTGGGTCAATCAAACCGAAGTGTCTGCAACAAGCCTTTCTTGAAGGCCAGTAGTTACATTCTCTATTGGTAGTAGGGCAAACAATATCATGCTTACTTGGTACTACAATGATTCGTTTCTGCTTCTGTGACTCTTCCATTTCGAATTTGTCATTCAGCTTTACACGTATATCAGTCTGCATCTTCAATGCATCTTTCGGTTCAAGATTTCCGTCGCTAAGAGCTTGGTCTATCTTGTCAAGCATTTTGAGAAGCTCGTTTTTGTTCTCTTCTTTGGTAATAGCGTTGTTATTAACATTGCCGATACCGAAAGGTTCTAGAACATCTAGCAGTTTCTTGAATCGTGGAGTTTCGTAGAATTTCGCGGCATCCTTTTCACTCTTACGATAAGCAAGACGATACGCTAAAGTCTTATCTTCCAATGCGTCACAGAGGATAGCAAATGCAATGTCTTTCTCATCACATTTATCCCAGTCAATCCGCACGGATTCAAGAATCATTTTTATATTTTCTTTTTTCAGCATATATTCTAAAATTAATAGTACAACGTATCATCATAAATGCTCTGAGCATTAGGATTTTTCTCTTCAACTTCTTGTGCTGCGAGTCTGAACCCTTCTTGTAGCTCGCTACCATACTCCATATTCAAACATGGGTACATTCTCATTGCGCAAGGGTCGAGCAAATCCATAGAACGGTCTTTTCCAAGATTTCGGTTCATTTCCTTCTTGCTCTGCAACTTCTTCTTTCCACTCTGCATCTTATCAAAGCGAACTACCGCGCATTCTTCCATGAACTCATTCTGTATGGAAACTCTGTATTTGAGGTTTTGATGCGTATAAACCGCATTCGCAACCTTATCAGAGAATGTAAGCTGTCCTCGCTTAATCATGTAGCTCAGTCGCAAGTAACATAGGTCTTTTATTGTCATAGCAGACAAATAATAAATTCCCATTGCCTTTGCTGCTGATATATAAGGGATAGCATCTGGTATATAGTCATTGAAATACCTACCTGCCGTAGCATCATAGATAATATGGCTTTCTGCCACTCCCTCACTCGCCGCGAATAATCTAGCTCTTTCCGCATTAATTCGCGGTGTTGAATGCATCACGATTTCGTAATTGACTATATGGAATCCGTTCCATGACAACATCAGAGTGTTATCCTTACCGTAGTCTGCCAAGTCGATTGTTATCCACTTGTCACCATTCACAGCAGGGTCTTTTACGAAGCAATCTCTTGCCGCTTGGCTAGGAATCGGAATATCCTCTTCCTCTTCTGGGTCAACATTGAAGTTACCCTCCATAAGAGCTTGTGCCATCCTACCTCCCGATGCCGCTACAGAACCTAAATAGCCAGAGTTGTTTTCAAGCATCTTCTTGTTTGAACCAAGTTTACCTTGATAGAAAACAAAACTCTTAATCATTACTTCATATCCAAAGTTGCCGCCAATGGTTTTAAGCTTTCTATCTATATCTATCTTACATTTTTCATAGACTTCTCGCTTAGACATTCCCCAAACAACATCCTTAACAGTCGGTCCTGCACAATAGAAGTATCTGACTACACCATCACGCTCTGGGATGATAAAACCATCTGAGCCAATATACCAATCAAGAAATATTCTCGTCCAGTGGCTACGCTTCGGGTTAAGTGTTGCAAAGAACTTACCTGTAAACGTCTTGCTCTGACCTCTGTTTCGAGTCATGACGTATGAGAAAACTTCCCAAGTCATCTCCGTCAACTCGTCAATCGCAATCAAATCGTACTCCCATCCTTTCGCGCGCTCTCTCAACTTATCCATATTGGAATCGTCAAGATACGTCAAATCGACAAACGTTCCATTCGGAAATGTAACGCGCGGATTCTCGCTCTCTCTGATTTTCACGAAATCAGCTCCGAATATCTGTTTGAACTTCTCTACGAATCCTCCACCTGCTTTTTGATTACCAAGTGAACGGCGTGAAATCATTGCGCGAAAATCTGGGTCAGTCATTAACGGCTCTGCCATCGCAAGTACAAGACCATACGAGTTGTGGGTTGTAATGTAATCATCCGTGATATACAAATGCTTTTCATCATCAACCAAAATACACTGGCACTCGGCTCTTCTTACCTTTTTGATAGACACAATCCGTGAATGGTCGTTGCCTTTAGCGTACTTTCTTGTTTTGTTCCGCTCATTATTGTATCTAGCCTTATGCTTCTCGCTTGTGAATATAATATCGTCGGTGCGTATTACTATGTCGTAAGCAACACCTTTCGTATATTTTTTTCTTCTGTCTTCTCTGCAAGAACATGTATATCCAAGACTACGACACAGCTCAATAAATGTATCTTTAAGCCTTACACTTGTCGTAGAGAAGCTATAACTATTATCGTAAGGTTCTACACTTCCATCGGTATCAAATAAACCTGCTAGCAATTGCTTTCTTTGTTCAATGCTAGAGTGAAGATATTTTTCAGGAATAAACTTGTTGTAGGAATAATCCAACAAACATTCTTCTCTTAAATATTCCTTATACTCCTTATAGTGTGGTGTATAGAACAATTTAGTAACGCAGCTTGGTTGCTCGTACACCCTTGTTGTGTCCGTCAATTTAGCTACCTTATTTATTATATCCCATTCTGTATTGGAAATTTTAAAACCTTTCTCGTTACGCCAAATAGTTAGGCATCCATCACCGAGCATAACACCTAATACGTATGGCGGTATTGGCAGTTCTTTTTCACCAAACTCTATAGCTTTGTTGTTTGGGATGAAGTATTTCTTTCCTTGCTCCAACCCATCAATAAGGTCTTTTGTCTGCAAAGTCATAGTCCATCCCCATTCCTTATTATGAGAACGATACTTATGCACTTGCTTTGGAGTTCGTACCGTCCATAGATGTTCAAGACCGCATTCACACTTTCGTCCATCTAGCGTTGTAAGTTCATACACATCTTTCACGCCTTGTGGAAATACAGCAATCACGGTGGCAATTCCATCAAATGGAGTCATCACCTTAGAACCAACTTGCATATCGCCCATAGTCTGCCATCCCGATGGTGTAAGTATCTTGGAATCAAGCGGCTGTAGCTTGCCCCCTCCAAGATTTCCACCACCGAAAACCACATCGACATTACTACTTGCAAAGGACATTTGAAAGCCCTCTTGTGGTCTGATTTCTATATCTTTATTCGTGTTCATGCTGCAAAGATACCTAATTTATAATATATAATAGAGTGAAATTAATTCTATATTGGTTACGTAACAAATAGAGTTTCTAAAAACCTAAAAATCACCACATTATTTAATTATCTTTGCAGCAGAATTTTAAAAATTAGTAATATGAAGTTTACAAAACAACAACTTTTAGACACCCTAAAAGCAAAGCTCACTGCAAACGGAAAACACCTTTCCATCAGTGAAAAGACAATCAAGAGTTTGAGTGATTCCCACTTTGACCTCTTAGTTGGTGAAGATACAGAGTTAGATGATTTGGTGAAGAAGATTTTGCCGCAGTATGTTTCCCTTAACGGCAACTACGAGAAGGACAATGCCGACTTCATCAAGAAATGGAACGATGAGCATCCCGACATTAAGCCAAATCCAAAGGACGATAACAAAGAGCCTTCGGCTGTAGAAAAGAAGCTTTTGGAACGCTTGGAAGCTCTAGAGAAGAAGGATGCAGAGCACGAAGCCTCTAAGCTTGTATCACAGAAACGTAGTGAACTTCTCGCCAAGTTCAAGGAGAAAGGTATCAACGATAGTAAGTGGATTGACAAGTACATGAGCAAGTTGAACCTCACCAAGGATTCTGACATCGAACAGGAATTTACGGATGCAGAGGAGTTCTACAATCTCTCTCATTCGAAGCCAAACAACAACACTCCAGGTAGTGCTGGCGGTGGTGACAACGATAAGGCTGACGATTTCTCGGACGTTGTAGGCATTGTAAACCCTGACGCTGGCGAATAACATTATTCATTCACTATTTAACAAATTTACAAATTATGGCAGCAGCAGATGATTTCTATTTGAAGCATGGATATGGCGGTCACTTTGGCGGTCGTACACTTATCCAAGCACATGGTAAGATTGGCGGTCATAGAAGCGTTTTCATTAACCTCGTAAGCGGCAACAAGGACGCATTCGTTTACCCTCCTTTTGGTGGTGTTATCAAAAATCCGTTCAAGGGTCGCGCTAAGACTTACGCAGGTGATTTTTGCGAATATGACCCAGACACTTACGGCAAGAATGGCGGTCAGACCGTCAAGATTTTGAAGTATTACGAGTTGGCAAAGGCAGCTACAATCACCGATACTGATATTTTGGTTGTCAATGATGGCTATCATCACACTCCTTTTGCAGGTGATAATATCATGGTGGCACAGTCAGACTTTACGAAGAAGTCTTTGGGTGTTACCGTTACAGCTGTAGAGAAAGCAACCGAAGGTGGCAAGGATGTTTGGAAGCTCACTCTTTCAGCAACTCTTGCAGTTGTATTGAATGTTGGCGATATTCTCGTAGAGGCAGAAAAGAAAGGCTCATCCGTAGCTCCTATGGTTACAAATCCTAACGCTTACTTCGACCGCGACAACGACTTCTTCTATGACCCTAACTTGTCAAGCAATGTTGAGGATGGAGAGGGTGCTCAGTACTCTTACACTCCAGCATTGATTAAGGATTCAAGAGTAATCTTGAACTTGGCAAAGTGCAATAAGCTTCCACCAGCCGTACTTGCGATGAACACAAGAACAGAGAACGGATGGTTCGGATTCTAACCGCTCTAATTCAATAGGATAACAATAGGATAACATATCATTAATTTAAGTATTCAGGATATGCAACAATTTGATTTTAACAATTCGAGATACGCCAAGTTGTTCTCTTCTAAGGATAATATCAACTTTCTGAGAACCTTCTTGAACACCAAGGGGTTGCTCTATACCAACTATGGATGGTATCTCACACAAGGTCGTAGAGCTTCTATGCCTACACCTACAGACTACGATGGCGTGGCTTCATTCAGCATCAAGTCTCGCAAGGCAGAGGCAGCTCCTTTGATGCACCTTCGCGCTCCACTTGGCGATGCTCCAGAAATGGACAACGATGGCTTGGAGATGTACACAGGTACAATTCCAGACTTCATCGGTTACAAGTGGTCTGAAAACGCAAGACAACGCGAGTATAAGGAAAAACTCTTTGAGCAGTTCGGAAACGATGCAGACCTTATGGCTGCTTGGGTGCGCGATGTTGTTCAGGTAGGTAAGAACTCAGCAGAGGCAACACTCTCTAACTTGACAGCACAGATTATGACAACTGCAAAGATGAGTTGGAAGGGCAAGGGTGAAGGTTTACAGCAGTTCTTGCAGAAGGTTGAACCATTCCCAACAGAGAACCGCAAGAAGGCTGGTGCAAAGGCTTGGACTGACCCAGACTGCAACCTTATCTCACAGATGAGAAAGATTGAAGACGATTATCGCGATGAGCGTGGCGGTACTGAGATTTCTCTCGTATGGAAGATGACTCGCAAGATGTACCGCGATGTATTCTTGCAGAACAAGGAAGTTAAGGAGTGGTACATCAACTGGTGCAAGGCTCACGACCGCGCATATACTGCTAACATGCAGATTTTGGACGAAGACTTCAAGAAATCACTTTCAGACATGACAGGTCTTTCACCTATCGAGATTGTAGTTGAGAAGGAGCGCAACAAGACTGTTACAACTGACACATTCGTGCAAGGTTGGGATGATAAGATTGTTGTACTTTGCCCTACCGGTGATAGCGTTGAGTTCAAGTGGACTCCTATCTACGACCAGACACTTCAACAGAAGTATGGCGCAAAGAACATTGATGTTTCTTGGGCTTCAATCGCTGACGGACTCGTTACCGTAGGAAACTACGCAATGGATAACGGTCAGTTCCGCGAATGGCAGACTAAGGTCATGATGTCGGCTTGCCCTGCACTTCTCGACTTTATGAACCACGTAATCATTGATACCTCAACAGCAGGTAGTTAATGGTAGTCCACTCACAATATACGATAACATTTAATTCATTTATCTCTCAATGGCAGCATCGAAGTTTGATATATTGGACTATTTGAGCGGCATGACTAACTTTGTCTTTGACAAGTCGGCATTAAACAATGTCGCTTTGGATTGCGGCGTTTCTGATGTTGAGTCTTATTTGGACTTGACAGAAGAACAGAAAGACAGATGTAAGATTGCACTCTTGGAAAAGATTGTATTCGGTGTCTATCAGACAGCATCGACCACAAATCAACATGGCGCATATACTCTTACGGTAGGTGCTCAGACCATTACATCGGCTGCATTGCTGAGTATCAAATCAGAACTCAAAAGACTTTACAAGAAGTATGGAGAGGATGAAAAACTTGAAGCTCTCAATGAAACCGATGGAGAGGTTAAATGGATTAAAGAAACAGATTGGTAAGCTATGTACACTGACAGAAATGCTTTGGATGAATATGCCTATCATGGCGTGTTCTACCGCTCGGAACAAAAACCGGAAGAAGATGGAGACCTTATCGGAAGCGATGGGGATATGTTAGGTGATACTGATACTAGCTCAGACGAAACAGAAAATGTAGAAACTATCATTTTTGAAACTGATTGCGATATTCAGGAAACCAACAAACTTTTTAATTCGGGTGTTGTTACGCTAGGATATACAATCTATTTTCCGATGCCAACGAAAGAAGGAGAAGACGGAAAAGATGAAGAATATATTCCTGAAGGTTTGAATGCTGGCATTCGTTTCCGTGGAAAAATGTACGGAATGGACGTTGACGGAATGGTTATTGGCGTTTATCCGACACAAATGCACGGATGTGTAGCTTACATCAAGGGTACTGATATTTAGTTTTTTCATCATAAGGTAAAATGTATTTAGGATAACAAGGTATGGCACAGAGGATTAATCGCAGATTGTCTCGAATTGAGAATTTCTTTTCGATGCTTCTTACTAAGGGAAAAATCTCAGACAACATATTTGTCGGAGAATTACCACCTACAACTAGTAAGAACTGGGATGATTTTGTCAATGTGGACGTTGGTCAGCAAAGAGATTATGGCGGTTATTCCTCTGGCTATGCTAACATTTATCTCTATGCAAGACCAAAGGGAACTCCACTTAGAAAGAATGTAAAGTTACTGGATAAGATGGAAGGAATCCTTGACGATGTGATTAAACACTCTAATAATAAGGACTATACAATTCAAGTTCTTTACCGTGATAGCGGATATGATTCAAACCGCCAGTTCCATTTTCAGATGATTTCTGTTTCAGTTATCGCAAGATAAATATATAAAATCTATTAAATGTAACATTTAAAACTCATTATATTATGGCGAAAAAGGTTATAAATACTGGTGCGGGAGCTGTCAAGTTCATCAAGCCAGATTATATTGTTGCCACATTGTTCGATGGCACAGAGAGTGACGAATCTGCTCCAAAGGGTGATTCTTACATTCTCGAGGATGTTATTGAGGACACGACATCTATTTCACAAGATGATAACGATACCACCGATATTGAGTGTGAGACTTCTGACTCTCCTATCATTTCCATTGTTAAGCTTGGTAAGTGGCAGTTTGCAGCAGAGATTGGAGATACGCAGAAGGAACTTTTGACTGCATTGTGTGACTTTACAGACGATGCAACAGGAAAGAAGACTCTTGCACCTTCTATTTACAAAGCAAAGTATGCAAAGATTGATGTTGTACAGGTTCAACCTAATGGAACCACAATGGAGGCTTACGTTCTTCCAAAGGTTCAGCTCAATTCTAAGTTGACTATTGAGTCTCTCAATTCAAACTTGGCTCGTATTGCATTGGCTGGTACTGCCAAGGATATTGCGCTTACCGTTGGTGCTAAGACTGTTCGCACACCATTCTATGTCGACCACAACTATTCATTGCCAACTTCTGGTGAATAATGTAGGTTCTTCAACAATTCTCGACTATATACAAGGGGCGGCGGCTTTAATGCTGTCCGCTCCTTTTTAAGTTTTATCATTTATGGCTGAAACATTATACCAAAAAGCATTAAAGCTTATTACGAAGGAATTAGACAAGGATGCAAAGAATGTGTTAAGAGAATGTATTCAAGAGATTACGTACACACATCGAACATACAACCTCTATGATTCTTACGGATATGGCATTTATGTCGAAGGCAAGCTTGAGAAGATAGGTTACTTATCGTCCTCACCAAAAGCATCCAAAGGCAAGAATTGGTATGGAGAAGAAATTAAAGGTCGTGAGGCGATAAACGAATATCTCAAAAACGATTATTCCCCTAGTGGAGTAATTGATTTGGCAGTTGTTGCGACTATGCCATACGCTAAGATATTGGAAGATGGCGGTGGTAATCTGAAACAATCTTACAGAGTTATTTCAATGTCGTTTCAAAAGCTACAAAACCTATCCAAGAAGTATAATGGAACAGTAAGTGTGATTAGAAAGTAATTCATATATATGGGAAAAGTATATAGAGCACAAAAAGACCCGAATAAGGCTAAGAAACAAGCTATAGAAGACGAGAATAAGGTGTTACCTAGTTCTCCTTTGTCTGATGCTGCAATGGAACGTCTGGCGCAAATTATGAATGATTCTCCTACAATTGTAAAACTACAAGGTACAGAGTGGGAGATAAGAGCATTGAAGCCTGGCACTCAATGGATGATTGCAGAGGAAGCTTGCAAGATAGTCAATGGCGAAAACTTATCAATGGGTGACGTTATCAAGGAGTTTGCTATCAATATTCCATCGGTGGCAAGAGTAATCACACTATCCTTGCTCAATGACAAAAAACGCATTGATTCTGAGGAATACCAACAAGTTTACGACCAGTTGCTTTGGGGAGACTATGACATCAAGGATTGGGCAACATTACTCGTTGAAATTCTCAATTTGCTAGATGTGGATTTTTTCTTCGCGAGTACCAATGTGATTCAGACCGTCCGCAATCAAGCTCTGATGAGGAAGAAGCAAGCAACCGAATTATCCCATCACGAACAGAATACGGACAAATGATAGATTTCTTACGTGCCAACACATGGTGCTCGCAAGAAGAATATAAGTGGAGAATGACCGTTCCGCAGATTCGCCTTGCGTCTATGGATTTTACTCATATAGAGTATATATCGTCAGATAAAGACAAAAATCAGAAGAACGACAAATTAAAGAATGCAAAGGTAATCAATGGTGCAGAGGATTTACGAAATCTCAATGACCTTGGAATACCTATTTTATAAACTCTTAAACTTTTGAATTATGGCAGATTCAGCATTAGGCAGTGCTCTTATTATACCAGAGTCTGCATTGAAGAAAATCAAAGAGGCTGATGATAAGTTAAAGCAATTACAGAGAACAGCAGAACAAACTGCATCATCTGTAAAAAGCTCATTTGGTACAATGCAAGGTTCAACTACTGGTTTTATCGGCGCGCTCGACCAAATCATACAAAAGCTTGGTACGATTAATAATGCTTCATCAAAAATGTCTGGTAGTTTATCCAATATTGGTGCGAACAAGGCTAGTAAAGACGTTTCCCAGATGAATGGTGTTATTATTCAAGCATCTGAAAATATAGATAGAATGGTGGCTTCACAAAGAAAAGCTACCAATTCGGCTGATTTCTCTAAATCTGTATCTGATTGGCAGAATATTCAAGCACAGATTGATGCAACCAACAAGAGGCAACAAGAGCTTACTCAGTCTATGCGCCAATACGAAATGGTGCAAAAGAATATACAAGACGGAAAGGGTGGTATCGTTTATAAAGATGATAAGATAGCTTACGCTGAAAATCAAAAGGAATTTGAAAGTAATCAGCAACTTATTGCATCCTTGCGTGAAAAGCAACAAGCAATCATTGCTAACAATCAAGCTTTGAATCAACAGATTCAGTTACTCAATTCTTTAAAAAACTATCATATAGATAGCGGTTCTTTAGATAATTTGCGTTCCAAGGACACTCTAGCTTCAATGCGAGAGTATTACAAGGAACAAGAAAAATTATCCGCTCAACAAGAGAGGCAAAGACAAAAAGATGCTAATGCTTGGCTAAAGAACAAGGAAAGAGAAGCGCAAGCAGCAGAAAAAGCATCAAGACGCGAGCAGGAAGCATCCGACAAAGCAGCAGCAAAGGCGGAGAAAGATGCGTCTAGAATCCGTGCTGCCCAAGAAAAAGCATATATGTCCGACTGGTTAAAGCAGCAACGTAGCGCATATTACTCAAATACTAACGCGGTTATTGCAGACACAAATGGTGTGAAAACTTTGCGAGACCATATTGCTGCCATCAAGGAATTACAACAAGCTCGTCTTAGCCTCAATACTACAGATAAGAACTACAAGCAAAACCTTGCTTCTGTAAACGAGGCTATCAAACAACACTCTAAAGTCCTCAAAGAAGCTGGTGTGAATGCAAAGAGTTTAGGCGAGCAAACGTCATACATCGCAGGATATTTATCACGTCTTGCACAGCGAACAGCAGTTGTATTCTCATTTGGTGCAGCAAAATCTTTTGTTGAACAAATAGCAGAAGTCAGAGGTCAGTTTGAACTTTCAGAGCGTTCACTCGAAGCTATCTTGCAGAACAAGCCAAAGGCAGACGAGATTTTCAACAAGACAGTAGAACTTGCCGTTAAATCACCTTTCCGTATCAAGGATTTGGTTGACTATACACGACAACTTTCCGCTTACCGAATTGAATCTGATAAACTTTATAATACAACCAAGCGACTTGCCGATGTTTCAGCAGGTCTTGGCGTTGATATGGGAAGACTTATCCTTGCATACGGACAAGTCAAGGCTGCTGCATACCTTCGCGGTTCTGAGGTTCGTCAGTTTACTGAGGCTGGTATCAATATGTATGGTGAGTTGCAACAATACTTCAAGGAAGTTAAGGGAGAAGCGTACACGACTGCACAGATTGTTGATATGATTTCCAAGCGCAAGGTTACATTTGAGGATGTTGAGGCAATATTCCAACGCATGACCGATAAGGGCGGAACATTCTACAATATGCAAGAGATACAGGCTGAAACTCTCCAAGGTAAGATTTCTAACTTGAAGGATGCTTTCGATGTGATGCTCAATGATATTGGCAAGGCTAACGAAGGCACAATGAAGGGGATGGTAAGCTGGGGTACTTCTATGCTTGATAATTGGAAAGCACTTGCAGAAATAGGAAAAGCTCTTATACCTATTCTTATTGCTATAAAGGCTAACTCTATGTTTGCAAAGACTAGTCTCGGACAAGCTTTTTCGCAAGCATCTGGCACAGGTATCGTGAGATACAAGGCTCTTTTCGTAAATTCCTTAGATGGAATGAAAAAAGCTCTTAAAGATTTTGGCGGTCTCGTTAAAAGTTCATTATCAGGTATCGGCGTAGGTCTTGCAATTTACGCTGTAGCAGAAGTAATAACTACTGTTTATGATAAAATTTCCAAGTACAACGAAAATGTACGTAAAGCCGAAGAAGAAACCATAAAGGCAAAGGGTGCAATAGGTGCTTTAGCTGGAACGTACAACGACCTTGCAAATGCAGCCACAAATGCAAATGGCAAATTAGAAGGAAAGGATTTAGAAAAGAATGTCGAAGATAGACGTACAACGTTACAAAAGCTTATTGATGCCGCATCAAAAGACGGACTGACTTTTAAAATCAATGTAGATAGTCTCGATGCAAACCAACTTAACGCTACTTTCAGTAAGGTTGAAAAAGAGTATAAAGATTTCATTGATAGCATTGAGGTTATCAGAAGAAATTACGCCAAGAATGATGCAAAAAACACTTGGTTTACTGATGGACTTGATGATGATGCGGACGATTACAAGGATGCCGTGATTGATGCTCTCGCAAAGTCTTCGCAAATGGAGAGAGTTGTAGCAAACATTAACGCGAACTACAAACAAGCCACTTCGACCACGAAGAAATACTTTGATGAGATACGTGCAGGTCAAAAGGATAACGAATCCAACATTGACTATATGACACGTATGTATGAGTTGATAAAGAAAATCAACATAGCACAAGGCGGCAGTGACTATAAAATGCCATCTTTTATTGGTACTTCGCAAGCAGATTTCAATGACCTTATCCGTGCAATGAACAGCGTACAAAATAAGGCACAAGAATTGAACAGCGAGTTTGATGATGTATTTGGAGACCTAAGAAAAAAATATAGCAATGACCCTATAAAGATACAGGGCGTAATTGACAGAATTGCAGCCGAGCGTGATTGGAATCAATACGAGAGAGACCTTGCTTATAGACACTTTGGCATCAATGTTTCCATCAATAAAAACTCGATGGAGAAAGAAGTAAACTGGGTTGATGATTATCTCTCTGGTTTCTTTGCAAAGAAAAAGTATGGTATCAATCTCGTTGTCAAGGAGATTACAAACGATAAGGCTCTTGAAAGTTTCCTTGAAAAAGGTGATGATGCGGCTAAAGCCGCAAAGAATTGGCGTGAACTCGAAAAACGTTTGGCTTCCGTAGGAAAGAACACGAAGAAAATCAAAGTTGATGATTCTATCCGAAAGATGTTTAAAGCAGGTGACCCACGTTTAGGTGGAAACACTATAGATGTTTCAACTTTGCGCCAAATGGTTCGCGAATACAAGAATGCTGCAACTGCCACCGCAAAGGGATTAGGAGTGAATCCTTTTGAAAAAGAAGACAAAAAAGCAGCAAAAAATGCGGCAAAAGAACAGCGCGATATTCTCAACGAGCGCATTTCTCTGTTGAAGGATATGAGTTCTGAATATCAGAAACTCATTAAATACGAAGGCGAAGAGCAAGCCACAGCCGATGTTCGTAAGCACTTTGCGTTGGCGGCAAAGAATGTTGGTATGAATATAAACAACTTTATCCCAGACCGCCAGACTATTGCAAAGAAGATAGAATATCTTGCAAGCCTATATAAGGAACTCGGAAAGCGTGGCAGCGCATTACGCAACGCTACCGAAATCCGTCTTGATATTGATGAGGAGTATTTCAAGCAACAACTTGACGATGCGAAGAACAATGCGCAAGAAGCATTCTCACATCTCGATTTGTTTAAGAAACTCAAAGGCGAAGGTCTTTCTGATAGCATCATCAAAAGCATGTTCGGTGACTTAACCTCTTCATTCGATGATGTGCGAAAGTCTATTACAGATGATTTCGAGGCAAAATGGGGTAAAGACCAAAATAAGTGGGGTGATGATGTTGCAAAGGAATACGCGTCACAAATGCAGAAACTTGATAAGGAAGTCTATCAAGACCAAATTAATCAAGCACAAGAGCTGATTAAGGCATACAAGCAGCAACTTTCCGACCAGTTACAGTTGGATAAGTGGTACATTGAGGAAAAGCAGAAAATCCAAAGCAATGCGAATATATCCAAGAACAAAGATTTGCAGAAGCAGCTTCAAGATAACCTTGATAAGCAATATGCTTCAAAGACAGATACTAATTCTTGGAAAGATTTTCAGAATAGCGATATGTATATTTCTATCTTTGAGAATCTAGGCCACACATCAAACCGCGTGCTTACTGCAATGAAAGCGAGACTTGAAGGATTACGTTCTTCGCTGAAAAATCTCACTCCAGAGCAATTAAAACAGATAGTTGAGCAGATTAATAAGATAGATGCTTTACTTGTTGAGAGAAATCCTTATAGTAACATTGGCAAGAATTTCAAGGAATACCTGAAATTTGCCAAGCAGCGCAAAAAGCTAGAGGAAGAGTATATTGATGCTACCCAAAAAGAGCAGATATTGAAAAACGACCAAAGCAATGCGAATAAGGATGTCAAAAATGCAGAGATTGCTTACAATAATGCAGTAATAAAATATGGTGTTGCTTCAAAAGAAGCCATTCAGGCAAGAATCCTTTGGGATATTGACAAGGAAAGACTTCGTGTAATAACAGACCAGCTTGTAGCGCAAGGAAAGATAACAGAAAAGCAAGCAGAGCAGATACGAAACGGACAGAAGTTGCAGAAGACTTTACAACAGCAAGTTCAGAATATCGGGCAAAACTTCTCTGATGCAGCTAGTTCCGTTACAGAACTTTTTAGCGCATTGAATGACTGGGGTGCTAACATCGAAATGTCTGACGATTTATCAGAGGTTGTAGATGGAATCAGTAAGATTGGTTCTTCTCTTGAAGGTATTGATATTACTAGACCATTCTCTGTTGTCAAAGGTACGATAGGTGTTATCGGAGGCATCGGAAAAACTATTGGCGGCATCTTCGGATGGGGAACAAAAGATAAAAAGCTGCAAAAGCAGATTGAAAATCACCAAAAGGCGATTGAAAAACTGCGAGAGAGATACAGCGAACTCAAAGATGCTATGGATAATGCTTTTGATATTGAACGTTTGGCACAATACAATGATGAGATGGTTAAGAATCTCAAAACTCAGAATGCCAACCTTGAATCAATGATAAAAGCAGAGCAGGACAAGAAGAAGACCGATAATGATAAGATTGAAGAGTACCGCAAACAAATCGAAGCCAACAACAAGGCTATCGAGGAGGCAGAACAAAGTCTTACAGAACAACTTGGCGGATTCGGGACAAAGGCTAACTATAAGTCGGCAGCAGAGGAGTTTGCAAAGACTTGGGTTGATGCTTACAACGAAGGAAGCGATGCTCTCGAAGCACTTAATGATAAATTCGATGAGTATATACAGAACCTCATAGTTAAGCAAGCTACACAACGTATTGTTGGTAAGATGCTAGAGCCGTTGTTTAAAAAGATTGACAATGCGGTCGAACAAGGAAGCGATGGTGGAAATAATGGATTGAATTTGGTTAAAGCTGAATTGGATAATATTATGACAACCGGTAAGGATAAACTGAAAGGTGTTTCTGATATGTTGAAATCATTCGTTGATGGATTAGGATATAAACCAAAAGGCAGTTCAAATATCTCTGCTTTGCAGCAAGGTATTCAGTCTGTTACAGAATCAACCGCACAGGCGTTGGAATCGATACTCAATTCTCTCAGGTTTTATGTAGCTACTCAACAAGCAGACATTCGTATCATCCGCGACACTCTGTTAGAGAAGCTCGGCAATAGTATCAGCGCGATAACACAAGATACATCAAGCAGTCCTGTACTCATTGAGTTGAGATTGCAGACAACAATACTTACTGATATTCGCGACACTCTGACCAGCTGTGTAAAGGGCGGTCACAAGCAAGGAAGAAATGGTATCAAGGTGTTTATGAATTAGTTTTCAGTGTTCTATATATAAAATTAGGGCAAGCTCGGTTTCACAACTGAACTTGCCCTTTTTAATCAACATAAATCTAACTAAACCTTAACTAATATAAAAAGTAAAATTACACTTTATGTCTGTGTTGTACCGCCGTACACTCTGTAAACTAGAAAATAATATAAATATTTTTACCAAACTTTGCTATTTAAATGAGCTGTAAGACGTTATTTTTGTTCATCCTTACAACTATTCCACTCTGATGTGTAAACGTGCCCTAACGTCATATTTACATCATCGTAGCCAATGATTTTAACATCATTATCCTCTCCGTACTCTATGAGGTCACATTTTCCTTTGCATTCGATGCGAACTTCACTCTTTCCGCACACGTAAATGCGAGTAACCATATTCTCTGGAACTTCAATCTCCAAATCCTTGCAGTACGCGACAAGAATAATCGTAGAGCGCGCCTTGATAACTCCATGAGCACCTATATACATTTCGCTAGTATATCCGTGCTCATTATATTGGTAGAATCCATTAGCAAACTCACCAAACTCTTTCAAAAGGTACTCTTTTGACAATCCCCATCCGAAAGCAATAGAATCAGCCATAAACTCAATTCCGTTTGAATCAAGAGCCATATTTACCAATTCTCGCTTACTCGCGGCAGAATCCCATTTCCCTTTATATTCTCCGCACAATCCCAATCTTAGGGAATTGCGCTTCAACGTCAATAATTCATTGCTATTCCCCATACCATTCTCTCAATCTATCGTTAATTAAAGTGTTCACATACGCATAGGTTTTATCGTACCCGACAAGCTCGTGGCACTTGCGGACACATCGCATAGCAGATTTCTCATTGATGTCCGCGCGCTGTGCAATAACGGCATAGGAAAAACCATAGCGATTGTGTAGAACGTCAAGAACAAAGTTCCTTGCTACCGCTCTCGCAAAAGGAATATTAGTGTTGCCGACATATAAATCATCTGCATTCACTCCTTCCTTTTCCTCTGTACTCATAGCTGCGTTCACTTGTTCGCAAACCATCCGCTCTACCTTATCCATTGTATCATTACCTAAGTATATCATAGCCGTTATATCTTATTTTTATCTTTATAAACGTAACCTACCGTATCACAAGGATATTTATCATCTGGTGATAAAACACCTGCATCTTCCATTTTCTGTCTAAAATCCACAGAAACCATGGGAACTAACTTGTGTAATCTAGAACCATCGGCGGCAGCCCAAATCGGCTTTAGATACTGAACAGGATTCTTAACCTTTACACCATCCCATTTGATTCCGTTCTGAATGAATGGTATAAAGATACCGTCTCGTTTCACTCCGTTAGCATCACACATCCTTACAATCCTGTAATCTCGGAATAGTCCGTATTTCAGTTCTATATACCATTCATTATACATAAGCTATTCCTTTCCTTGATTAAGAGCCTCGGCTGCTTGCTCTGCCAATATTGCTTTCTGACCGTGCTCAAAGTTCTTCTTCAAGTCTTCCTCTGTCTCTTCGGAAACTTGAGTGTTCATTACAGTTTCCAACTCTTTCTGCATACGACCGATGTAATCAAGTTTTTCTTTTGCAAATTTTGCTGCATCATCTGCATCAGTGAACGCTGTAATCGGATGAGTAATGTTGGCTTCTGTGATGATAACCATACTATCAAGCATATCCTGATAAGTAACATCTGTCTCAGGGAAAATATCATTCTCTTTCCCCTTTACTTCTTTCTTCATCGCAACAAGATTTTCAAGCCACGCGAATGTTGTAGTGGTAAGCGCGTGTCCTTCCATATCAACACCGCCCCAACGCTTAAAACGTGCTTCAAATCCAATATGTGTGTGGAAAATAGCACAATCCTTCAAAATTACGATGAAGAAATGACCGAAGTCGGTAACGCTTTCAACATCTTTCTTGTTGATTCCGTCAACAACTTTAAGCAAACCTGCATTGTTGTCAACAGTCTTCTTTTTTGCAATTCTAGCCATAACTATATATTTATTTTTGTTCTACAATCGTTTTGTACTCGAAACCTGTGCAAGATGGATTCTCCTCAGAAGTAAACCTAATCTCATTAGGGTCATTGCAAACCCCATCCTTGAAGAAGAAACAATCCTTGCACGTATATACCAGCGGAATAATGTCTCCGCAAGCATCATCGTCAGGATTTGTGTATGTATATAAGTCTTTGCCCAAGCAATATGGGAACTCAGAATCTTCATCATTCAACAATACGCAATCCTTACAAGTGTATTTAGTCTGTGCCATGCTCCAATAATTTTCGTTTTATGTATTCGGTAGCCATAATCTTATCTTTGCCGTGTCTATAATAGAACGACATAACTGCTTTATACTTTACCCCAGCCAATCTACACCAATCTTTGATATTTTTAGTTTCTCCTCCAATAGTGATATTTATATTATTGCACTTATTGCGGTTTTGAACATCAAAATTCGCCCACCTGCAATTTTCTGGGCTATACCCCTTATTCCCGTCGATTCTGTCTATAGTAAGATGCTCAGTGTATCCATTTTCAATAGACCATTTCTCGAAATTTTTGTAGCAATATTTCCATTCGTCACATACCGTGATATTTTTTAAAGAATAGTACTTTGCTTCGTAGCAATTTGGATTATAACATCTTGTTTTCATGTTCACCCAAATTTCATACAACCTCTTGCTTGCAGGATACTTACATCTGCAACTATTAATATTTCTGTAAAAAGTGGAAATCCATGTTGTAAATTCTTTGCCGCAATCAGGGCAGCGGCAGACAACCTTTTGATTTCCTTTCTCTTTACCGATTCTCTTAACAATCACAACACCTTTACTATTTATTGTCCTTGTTATTGCTGTCATTTTTTATTAAATCAATCTCGTTCTTTATATAGTATATTGCCTTCTCCAAATCTTGGATTCTTTGTTCTTTCTCTGTAAGATTTCTTTCAACCTTACCATTGCGCATAAGGTATTTCAATGCGTTCCCGACAGAAAAATCAAAGTGCTGGCATATCTCGATAGGCTCAACACCGCACAAATCCTTCAACCAAGCGTAATGGGATGGATGAGATACTTGCTCCGTCTTTTTGTTTGCAGATTCGTTTGCGAAGACGGAAACCTTCGCTAATTTATCCGCATCCACACCAATGGATTCATTTCTTTTAGTACATGATATTACACACACTCCATCAGCCATATCAATGACTTCAATGGCAAATGAGTCATATATATTGTTAGGGTCTATAATCTCGATAAACGCAGAACTAGTAATATCTTCCAAATCTACCTTCCTAATCTGCAAGATAGAGCCAATCTTAATATCTTCAATCTTAATCATAAGCTATTTCCTTCTATATTAAACACCATAACAAAACCAAAGTAAACCAGCAACTTTCATCTCTTTTTCAGAAAGCAATTCAAAACAATCAAGGTTATAATCCTTACTGACACAAACCCTAATTGGAGGTGCAAATTGTTTTTGTTTCACAGCGATTGTATATAATGATTCATTGGGGAAAACTGAATTTACATCCTCAACAACCGCGCACATAACCCTGCCATCTTTTCTTACTTCCGCATAACTTTCTATTTTCTGCTTTAGCTTTCCATCGGAATTATTTAGAAAAAACTCTTTTGGCGCAAGAAAAATGTCACCAAGTTTTAATTTCTCGTTTTTATCCATAAGCTATTTCTCTGTTAAACGTTTGTAATACTCCTTACACTTTTTGTAAGCATCCGATTCCGATAACGCCATAGCATCATCAAAGGAAATACTATTATCCATCAAGAACAACCTAACATTCTTATCACCGAGCTTCTGTAAGTCTCGGTTGATATAATGCGAGAATCCGATTTTTGAAGCCTTGACAGTATTCTTTGCTTGGAAATAAAACTCATCATGCTCATCGTAGAACGTTCCTTCCTCGTACACCTCGCACATCACGCCTTTTTCACAAAGCTCTGTGTCATGCTTTGTTTTGTTAAGTTCGTACACGTGAATACCAGTAATGGTATCTATCTTATCGTGACTTCTCCATCCATTCTTTGAAACCTTATAGCAATAATTTCTCATAAGCTATTCCTCCTTATCTTTAATTTCTACGAAATCTCCAATGCCCAAACGAGCCTTGTTGATGCAAGACGCAATCCAGCCAATCAAGTAGGCAGAAGGCTCGCCGCCATGTTCCATACCAATATCATCCTCGATGTCATCGCAGGCATGAGAAGCTTCATGGCAACAAACCCCCATCTTCATAGAATCCTTGCTTGCAAAATTAATAAATGAACAAAGCCTCTTATTCTCCTTTTCTCTAACTATATCGTAGGTTATTGCGTCATAATTAGAGAAATCAACCTTCAAAACCTCGCCATTTCTACCTTCGAAACACTTATTAGCATCTTCTTGGCTCATGCCAATAGCGACACATAACAATCTCGGATAGATAACAGGGTCGTATTCGTAATATCCTTTCTTCTTCATAATTCACGAATCAGTTTAGTTATACGTTTGTATTCCTTAAGAATTGGAGCATCGAACCATTTTGTTTCAACAATATATGTTCTATTCTGTTTTATAACTCCAACAAGTTGAGGATTACCCCATATTCCGTACAAATCTATACGATACGCTCCCTTGTCTGTAGCAACAAGATAATAAGTATCTGTCCTGATTCTGTCTTTACTGCCAGACGTTTCTACGATTTTGTCAACAGAGTACACCGTAATAGTGTCATACAACTCACGATTGCCTTCTTGGAATCTCTGATTTCTGCTACATAATGCCAATAGCGACACCACTGCAATTAATGCAACTAATAAAAACTTCTTCATATTCTCAACTATTTATGTTAAACATCTTTTAATTCAAGACCTAATAGAAAAAATCGCGTGTTCACGATTATGCAGTCATGGTCTTTGTTTGTTTTAAACAAACCACATTTTCCACCAACATCAACATTACATATATCATACATTCCTTGAACATCGAAAGCAGGTTTCAAAATGGTTTCTTCTTCTCCAACTTCTGCAAGAAAAGGTGTAGGATTCTTATAACGGCTTTCCCAAGACAGAACACCAAATTTATGTAGGAAACAATTATCTTTCCTCACAACATCTTCGTCTTTCAAAAACAGCCATACACCCTTTTTCACTTTATCAAGAATAGCAGCCGCTCTTTCATTATTTGCTTTATAGAAATTTGCACTCCAATAATCCATATCTCAACTATTTATGATGTAATCTACCTATATGATACCTAGAGCACACCTTGCACAGGTAGCAAGTATAACCAAGAGACTTTAATTTCGGATTCTGATTCAGAAACTCCCAAGCATCATCCTCTGTCTCGTATGCGACCTTCGCCTTCCATGAATGAACTTTTTTAGTCCAATGTTCTGGGGCTGGTTTGAACGGCGGTACTTTATTAGGATTGTGATGGTTATTCCTCATAGCTCAATGATATTAATGCAACTATCGTCAACTGTGACATAGCAACCAAGTGTCTCACGTCTGTAGCCACCGAAATCAATAAGAATTTCAGAATCATCACTTGCGCAAATGAACTCTTTGTTGGCAAGCAATTCATCCTTCGTAATGGTTTTCTTAACCTCACTAAAATAAATTCTGCCAACCATAGGTGCATTGATAATGCCGCCGACATTTACCACATCATCATCTGATGTTATATATATGATAGGTAAATCACCTTTTGCATTCTTAAATTCCGTATTATTTAAAAGCTCTGATTTAGTCATAATCTGTTATTTTTTAGTTGATGATGGTTTGCGACCACGTTTCTTTGTCGTATCACGCTTACTAGATGTATAATCCAATGCCGATTTCTTCGGTCTTCCTGGTTTTCGCTTTACAGGAACGGCTTCTTTATTCGGTAACTGCAACGTCTCACATTCCTCGTCTTCGCCAAATTCATTCTCAAACTCTCTTCCTTCACGCTTCTCTGAATCGGCATCATAGGCGCGCTTCCACTTGCGCTTGGCAACCTTCAACTGTTCTTTCTTGAACGCCTCTGATTCCTCATGAAGCTTATCGTAGTCTATCTCAGGTGCATCAAACTCACCTTCAATACTGCATTCGGGAGTTTTCTCAACGTCCTTTGATTCCATTTTCTGATGAATGCGGTCTTCCTCTGAAATGTATGGCTCATCGTCAGCTTTCTGCTTATGACTGGCATTATACTCGTCAATGAACTCTTTAATTTCATTCTTAGAGCATCCATCTTTTCTCATTTCAGCCAACTCAAACTCGAACTTCTGACGTTCAACGTCCTCAAATCTCGTTCCGTCCAAATCGCTTCCCTCATTGAGTACGTTGATTTTCTTGTTTTCCTCATCAGCTCTCATCTGTTTGTCAATGGCAATCTCCAATAACGCGTGATTAACGTCCGATTCCGTCATTTCATCGACCTCATAAGCCCTAGGGTCTTCACCAAGCTCGTTTTTCAGAAAGTTCTTCTTTGCTTCGATGCATCCGCTCGGCAAAAACTGAGCCTCGTCAAGATACATATAAGGATGAATGCTCTTGATAGACATGATAGGACTCGGCGTACCGAAGTCTTGCAAAAGCTTCATATATTTGTCCGCATTCTGCTGATAAATGCAGTAGCATTCCTCCAAATTGCGCTTCTGAACAAGCACAACAGCCATTATCCAGAATGGGTCTTTACCATCCGTGTAGCGTTTCGGCAATCCCTTCGTCTGCAACGATGCCGCTTCCAACGCCTTATCAAGTGATTCTTCCTTTATTCGCATACATTCTCAACTGTTTTAAAGCATCCACCGACCGTAGAAGGAACTCGAACCTTCTGTTTGCCTAGACTTGTATCTAAGAAGATACGTCCTACCGCCTTGCGGATGCTGTAGTTTCTATTTTCCGCCATTCTTCAACCAATCTTCAATCGTGGTACTATCACCATCAAAGGACTGACCGAAGACGTTTACCAACTTGACCGAACAGAGCAGATACGGAATGTTCTTGATGTTATCTGTTGATGGCTCTGTAGCATCCTGTACCAAAAACAACGCTTTCTTCTGTCTGTAATCGTCATACCAGAGAATCAGCGCACCCTCCAAGTAAGCATACAGACTATCCCATGCTTTCTCGGCAGCTTTTATCTGCTCAGTGATGGAAAGCTCGGTAGTTCCGTCAACATTATACCCGAACACGCAGACTGACAACGTAGCGTTGGTGCTCTCATGCCTAGCATTCGGGTCAACAAACACTCTCAACGCATCACTCTCAGGATAGCTTTCGGTATATACACCCTTCTGCTTACCCTTTGAGTTCAATCCGTCCAATGACTTGTAGCGGACAGAACCGCCGCCGAAATCATCCTCCAGACTCTTACGTACTCCGTCTGCCTTCCAAGCTCCCTGCTCGGACTTCAAGTAACGCTGTATGTAGAATTTCTTTTCTGCCATATTTCAAAGTCGGTAATTCGTAAATCAAACATTTATGCTGCAAATATACGCCAAAAAAACAAGCCAAAAACGAACTTTACATAGTTTAACAAATTGCAAATTTGTACCATTTTCCCCATATCCCCAATTAAATATATGTTATCCGCATAAATCTGATTTTTTATATTGAAAATTTAACATTTCACACAATCCACATATAATAATAACACGTAAATAAACCATTGTACTCTCGCGCGCAGCCGTAGTAGGGGATGTCAACCCCTGTATATAGTAAACTATATACTCATCCCCTAAGAAGAATGCTTCGCAAACAACCCCTAATGATAGTCTAGTGAAAAATGCAATCTATAAATAGCAAAAATATACATTAAACCCGAAAACGACCTTACTTTTCCGCAAAAAATGAAAATTGATGTAAAAAGCTCGATAATTGAGTTCTAAGACGTTTAAAATACTCTGGTGGTAAACTATAACGCGAAGCTGCATAAAACGCCACCTGACGCACAGAAATAGCTAAAAGTAGATACTATGAAACTTTATGCAAAAGAAAAAGTAGATATGATATTCTCAAAAATGCTCAAAATTCGGTAGAAAAGCTGAATTGGCGAAATCATAGTATTTTACAAAAAAAATAAAAATAAAAAAATAAAAAATTTTCGGAAGAGAGCTGACCCACCCTGCGAGTGCCAAAAGCGGGGGGGGTGGGGTGTGGTTTGCCCTATATAGGTGTAAATCTCTGAAAATCAATACGTTATTTGCGACAAAAAGGGACGTTTTCGGGCAAAAACACCCCAAAAAGTGGCTTTTTCGTTTCTGTTTTCATTTTCTGTAAATTATCCAAAATAAGAGAAAAAGCAAAGAAACAAAAAGTAAAAAGATAGAACGTTTCTGCAAAGGTGCAAGAAAACTCGAAATTTCCAAAAAGTTTTCTGTTTAGAATTAATCTAAATAAGAAACGAAAACAGAAAGCGAGTACAAACAGAGCGAAAAACCAAACATCAAACTTTATTTAGAAATAATCTAGATAACTGAAAGCGTATCAAATAAGCGGCTGCAAACATACATCTAAGACGGAAAACGGCTGCAAACATCAAATAAAAGCGTTTTAGGCGTTTTCCTATATATAATGTACTCGCACACGTACATAATAAAGAAAACGGCTGCAAAGTGATTTTTTCGGGCAGCAAAGGTGCAAAGATAGGTAAAACCTATGTAATCACACAACAACCCCACATTTAACCCCTTATTTTGCTATTTCTGATATAGCAAATCGGTGCCCTTATTTATTACCAACAAGAAAAAGCGAGAAAAAACACAAAAAATCTCATATTTTTTGCCTAAAAGTTTTGTAGATACGGAAAATTGTCGTACCTTTGCATCGCAATCAAGAAACAACGAGATTACTTCTAAGCAGAGAAATCCTGTTATATCTATATTGTGTGTTCTTTGGCTTATTTACATTTAGCGTAATAAAATCTATCTTATATATTTGTGCGCTGCTATCTTATCATATAACGTATTACGTGTAATACAACATATTAGATATTAGATAACAACAATACCAAAATATAGGATATACGGATAAAAGCTAACAAACCGTATCAAATGATATGTTGATGATACTATATAGTGTATCGATTATTAGGTTTGTTATTTTCCGTCAAGGTTAAAAAACGGAAAAGCGGCTGCATGCTTATTGCAGTAGTAACAATTTAAAATGGTTTGGCTATTATACGGAAGGTAGCTACATTATTACTTATTATTCCCAGCGTTGAAACATTCAGAAGTGAGTAGAGAAAAGTTAGAGTACCGAAATAAATTGAATGATAAATGAAAACCAAATACAATAATAAGTAACTGTTATATGTAGGCGAAAACCTCAGCCGTTGGCAATTAGGCGGGTTAATTGATAGCCACAAATTAGTAACTAAAAAGCAAAAGAAAATGAAAGCATTTAAATTATTCAAGACTTATTATTCTTATATTGAGAATAAAGTAGTAAAAGAGCCTTTCTGGACTGAGGTATTAAAGAAAGATTTGGTTAAATTGCTAGATGATGCAGAAACCAAAATGAAAAAAGAAAACGTTAGTTATGTGCTGCGCATTAATGATACAACATTATATGAGCATACAGAATATAACGGTGTGATTTTAGATTTTACATTCACAATTGAAGAGGTAACTATCTAAAACAAAAAACCCACTACCTTAAAAAAGTAGTGGGCGAATCAAGTTAAAAGAAAAACTAATAACTTATGATTACTTCTAAGCGGTTGCAAAGTTATTAGTTTTTTCAGATATAAGCAAATTAATTAGTAACTTTTAAATATTTTAGGTATGAAGACTTATAAAACAAATTATTCTGTAGCTGTAAATTGGTGTAATAATGCGCTTATCCTCTGCAACAATATTACAGAGATAGACCCATCTATTTATGATAATATGCGCTTTGAACTGTTCGATGAAGAAGACGGCACACAAAAAGACATTTATCAGTGGTTTATTACAGATTGCACCTATGACGATGTAGAGTATCTGGAAAAGACATTTGGCTTGCTTTTCACTTATTCGGACTTATTGGATAAATATATTCTTTGTGTAGACCATTTCGGTACAAGTTGGGACTATGTGGAATGGGAAACTACAAATGAATTGGCAAAAAGAGAATTAGGAGAAAAGAAATAACTTAAACTAATTGGAGGGCTATATATGAAAAAGTTAGAATGGTACAATTTGAGAGCGTGCAAAGAAATTAGAGTGCAGACTCTTATCGCAGCAGGTTTTAACCTTAAAACAGATTATTTCCGTTTGGATGGTCGCAAGCTAACTATTTTGTGTGAGTGCATGAAAGCCGATGGCTACAGATACGATTCTCCTCTTGGTCGCTCACGTTCGCAGTCTTATTGGTATAGCTTGCAGCGTGTTTTTGATAGAATGAGTAAGTAACTAACAATAACCTTTGCACTCTCTCATTTGTGGGTGCAAAGGTACAAATAATATAAGATATGAAAAAGATAAGAATAAACATTTTGATAGACTTCTATACCAACAAATTGAGCGATATTGCAAATCGTGTATCAGTTTTAGCAGCCACGGCACAACAAGAAGACGAAAAGCCAAATTTTCACAAAATAGCAAAGGAGACTAAAGCCCTGTTTGCCGATTACATTGTATTTAAGGCAAAAGCACGTAAATTTATAGATTTACTTGGTATGCCTTACGGTCAAATGTGGGCAAATGAATATGAATTGCGTGCTGCAAAGTACTTCGATTTTCTTTTAAACTAATTGGATATATGGATATAACAATACCTTTCGTTTTCGCCCTTATATCTTACGTATTAGGCATTATTGTAGGGCGCAATTGGAATAAATACGTAAAAGAGTAAATAACCTTTTAAAACGCAAATAAAATGAGAAAGATAGAGCAAAGAATGGTTAACGCTATAAACAATAAGGTTAACTACAGAGAAAGTAATACAGAAGTAATTGTTAAGGGTGCAAATGTATTTGTACGCTTGTATGATACATATATATATGCAAAAGTACGTGGCAAGGTGTATTTTTCCGATGGTGGTTTTAATACGGTTACAACTAGCAGCCGTTTGCGTGCGCTTGGTGCAGACTACAGCACAAATAATAAATTGTGTGGCTGCAAACTTACTAGCCAAAAGGAAATGCTTAATTTGCGTTATTACGGCAAAAAGACAATATCATAAAACATATTGGATAGGTGCAAAGATAGTCGGTATCTGTTTACGGTTCGATTCCGTTTGCACCACAAAATATTGCTTAAAAGTTACTATAGCCGTGAGTAGTTAGAGACTACCTCCAAAAGCGAGATTTGGCACGGCACAAGTTTAATATAAAGATAGGAGAAAATAATCATGTTAGCAACAGATAAGCAAATAAAGTATCTTTGCGCCTTGGCTGATAAGGTAGAAAAGATTAAGGCTATAAATAAGAGTGCAAAGGTTATTAAAGCAAATTTGCCTGAATATATAGATTGGGCAAAGGAAAGAAATAAAGGTGTAACCTCATTGGATGCAAGCATCCGAATAACAGCGTACAAAAGCATTATTTTCGGCTGCAATAATACATTTGTTCTCTGTAATATGAAACAAGTATAATAAACAAAAAAGATAGGAGAAAAGAGAATGAAAAAGTATATTGTAACTTTGGCAAATATGCCACAGAATCAAATAGCCTGCATTAATAACCATATTGCAGTAGGTAGTCTTTTTGAAGTTGGTGAGAGTATTACAGATAATACCCTTCACTCTGGAAAGAATATCGTAGATGATAAGCGAGTTATTGATACATTGGTATGGTACAAGCAACATCATCAAATCGGGAATGATTGTATATCAATCTTAGAGCCATTAAATGTGTAACTTTTAAAATTGGATATATGAGTGACAAAGAAATGAATTTGGCTATCTTAAACAAGTTGTATGAGATAGCCTTTGTAGTATGGGAGAAGATGGCAAAGGTAGCCAATTACGGCTCTTATACTGCAAGCGAGATTGCTGATATGTTAAATAAGGAGTTCAATTTTAGCAATGAGCAAAATGAAGACGAAAAGGTAACTGTTAGTGTTGGTACATATACTTGCAGTTTCCCTTTGAAGAATATCTTTTATTTTGTTTCAGTCTTCGAAAAGCTAGCGAGTGTTGGCAGAAATGCAAGGCAATTTGTATTTGAAGAGTCGGGCGAATTATTGGGAAAGGCTACCTTTGAAGTAAGCAAAGGAATGAGCGAGCTTTGCAAATTTGTTGCCGATGATGAGTTGCGCCCTGTTATGAACTATATCATATTGGATGCAGCTAACAATTGTTTGGTTGCAAGCGATGGAAAGAAATTGCTTTCTTTTCCTGCAAAGGTATTGGAACATTCGGGAGATTTATCTAACTTCTATATTTGCCCAAAGAAATTTGCTTTGATGTGCAAGAAAATGAAGAAAGGAGAAATCTATAATGTTACAGCCACAAAGGAAAGTGTAAATGGTAAGGAATGCAACAAATTAGAGTTTGAGGGTATTACTTCTAATATCGGCTACATTGGCAGATACCTAAATTGGAAGAGTGTTTTCCCAAAGGTATCAGATGAACTCGCTTTGCACTTTGATAAAAACGCTTGGAATGAGATAAAGAAATTCTGTAAGGTTGCAAAGAAAGATGGTGCAAATACTATTAGTTTGCACGGCTTATCTGGAGAAAGTAAGATTACCTTATCTTATGATGATTGCAAGCGTGATTTGGCTATCGAAAACAAATTGCAGCATACATTTGAAGTCGTATCATTTATGATTAAGTCTATTGTTGCTTTCGATAGTGTTGATACATTATATCTCGGTATGTCTTCTTCTCATACAGCAGTTGCCACAAATAGTGTTGGTAATATCTATTTGCTTATGCCAGCCGTATATGAGGGTAGAGGCTATTCAGTAGATACTAGATACGTACCATTTGATATTGACGTATTGAAAGAGCGTGCAAATGAGCGCACAAATGAGCCTATAGAAGACGTTATTACTGCAAAGGTGGATAATGTTACAACTGAGGAAAAAGAGTGCGCTACAGAGAAGAAAACTGAACAAACGAATAAATCTGCAAAGGTAGTATCATTGGATAAGCCTAGCAATAAGTTTAGCTTTGCGGCTATCGGTGTAAATGTAGGCGATGAATTAACCTTTATTGATGGCACAAAGGTTATTGCAGCAGAAGACAATAAGGTATCATTTTGTGGTGTACTGTTTACATTGTCTGGATTCTGCAAAGAGTTCATGCCCGATGATAAGCGAACAAAGAGTAACACCTATCGTGGGTGCGCTTTCTTCTTTAAGGATGGCGTTAAATTGGAAAAGCTATTTAAGGAGCAGCAGAAGAAATCATTGGTAAGCAAAGAAGAGATTGCAGCCGTACCTGATGATACACCGAGCGAGCCGATTGATTGGTTAGGAAAGGTATTTATCGACTTCAAAAACAAGTTGGCATATAAAGTTGCTGGGTACAATACGATTAAATACCCTCATTACTTATATACAGAGATTAGAGCCGATGGTAGTTCCCTTTGGCATGGTGGAGCAGAAAAAAGCGAGTTTGAGGAAATGATTTCTCATTGTATGGTTATTGAATATACAGATGAGAATACCATAATGGATGTGATTCATACATATTTGAATGATGTACCAAATGAGCATCAAGCGAGCGAGAAATGCACCGAGCGGACAATTACACCACCTACAAATGAAAACGTCTCAGAACGCAAAGAAACGGCATCAACCGCAAAGGTTGTGTCTATCTCTATATATGTTCCGGTATGCTTGGATATTCCACATAACAATATACGGTTGGATATTGCAGCAAATAAGCCGTTAAATGCGGCTGTAGGCGATTGCTTATGTGGTGTTGGCAAAGTAGTACATACGCTACCTTTGCCACCTCCACGGAGCAAAAGAATGAGTAAAATAACAAAAGTAAATCAATTAATAAAGAAACAGAAATGGAAAAGAATATTTGTTTATCTTGCAGATTTGCATTCAGAAATGGCAAATGCAATCGACTTGTAGTATCTAGTATGGGCATGAATGACCGCCTTGGCAGTTACTATAAGAAAGATAATAAATGCCCTTATCATGAGGAAGGAAACGATTGCAGAGATAGAGATTATAAGCCTATTAATTTTTATAATTCATAATATGGAGACATCATTATTCTTACATAAACTGAAAGATAAATATCAGCACAGCGAACATTTTATCTTGATACCTGATTGGCATGGTGTGTTTCCTTCTAAAGTTTGCCGATTGGATAGTTGGAGTGATTATCTTATGGACTTTAGAACGCATACAGGCAATACTAGTTTTGCGTCTATGTGCCATAATAAGAAAGAACAAGAAGAGTTTGATAAATTGACTAAATGTTATAAGACAATATGAAACAGACTTCATTACCAGAGGTTATTTACTTAGATGTTGATAACCTTACTACAGAGAATAATAATGCTGCATTGGTAGCGAGTATTGAAGAGCCGATTAATATTATCGGTGTAATTTAATAACAGAAAGGGTAAAGTTATGAACGAATTGGAAAAGTTAATGATAGCAGAATCAAAGAAGAATGCTATTGATGATGAGTTGATTAAAGATGAGCAGCAATGTGAATACGACAGAGCCTGCAATTGGGCAACAGAAACGATGGACAAATTAAGTTTTTTGGAAAACTATAAATGCCGTCTTGAAGGAAGTCGCTCATATGGCGCATTCCTCATCTATACAAATGGTCACGGAACAATTGAGGTTGCATTGGCTTTTGAGTATGATAGAAGTATCAATAAGCGCAAAAGCATCACTAGATACCATATAGATATGCCGCTCAAAATCAATTGGAACTATTCTATGTGTGGTGGTGATAAGTCTGAGTTAAGTCTAGAAGACTTCGTGAAGGAATTGGTAAGACGTGGAATTATCAAAGTAGAGGGTTAAGAAAAGCTATCATGAGAAAGAATAAGACTTACGAGCAGCAGAAGAAGTTCTATGATGGTACAAATGCTTACGAGAGCCTAGGAGAAATGTTTATTTACTGGTTTGATTGCGGAAACTTACCAGCCACCACAATACAGAATGCATATAGAGAATGCACGAAGGAATGTAAGGAATACATTATGGAAGACCTCTTCCACCTTTGCGACAAGAAACAATTCTATCAGTTCGTTAAAATCTTCAACTTCGGTAAGAAGTAATATGTAGCGGTCAGAAAATAAAACTCACAAATATAACAATTAAAAGTAATACGACTATGAAGAAAAAGACTATCAAAGAAGTGATTGATACATTATATCTCAAATATAAATGTATCGACAACGAAGATATATGGGTAGAGATTACAGATAAATACATCTGTATCAATTGGAACTCATTTATGAGCAACTTTGTAAATATGCTGAGAGTGAAACAGATTGCATCTTATTTACGCAAGTTTACATCATTGCCAATATATGACGCTTATTGTAATGTTTATTAATATATTAAAGACTATGGAGATTAAGAATGCTGCTCATTGCCCTATCAATGACAAAGACCTTTGTCTTGATGAGTTGGTAAGAGATTTGTTCAATGACGAACAATACACTTGGAACAAAGACAATACAGAAATGATTGGATTTGTCGGCAACGAGCCAATATTGGTACGACAGGAAACCGATAATAAATTGCTAGTTAGATTCCTTCGCGATGCTTGGTGTCCTGATGTTGTTGAGGAATGGGTAAAGAGAATTGAACACGATAAGGACAATGATGTAGATTACGTGATTGATACTTATATGTTTGGAGTGATTGAGAATGACCGAGAGCGTAAAAGTAGCGATTTTCATGTATCATTCTATTATCGTGGATAATAAATAACAGAAAGTAACGTTTTAAGTAATAAGAGATAGGATAGGAGATAGGAGAAATGAAGACAATAGAAATCAAGAATGAAGGTGGCGCATCTGTAAAATACGACATCGTGAACATCGGATGTAAGGATTGCCCTTACTGCATGATGGCAGAAGGTCACTACCTTTGCCGTTCGGACAAAAGCTGCAACGCAAAGGCAAACATGACCGATGATGATGAGCCAAAGCAGAAAGTAATAATATACAGTCGTGTCTCTACTGAAAAGCAGACATTGGAGCAGCAAGAAAGAACAATCAACGAATGGTTGAATTGTCACAATCTGAAAGCTACTCACGAAGTGAAGGAGGAAGGAGTTTCGGGCAAGGTATCTTATAAGGATAGAAACCTTGGTAAGGTAGTATTGCCGATGCTTGATAAGGGTGATATACTTATCGTGTCCGAAGTCAGCCGTATCGGTCGTTCTATGAGCGACATCAACAAGTTTGTAAATGACGAACTGAAACCACGTGGCGTGCGCTTGGTTATCGTTCAGATGGGCATTGACCTTGATTGTAGCCATCTGAAAGCGATTGACGAAATGCTACTATTCGCATTCTCATTTTCGGCACAGATGGAGCGTGAACTCATACAGGAACGAACACAGAGCGCATTGGAAGTACGCAAACAGAAGTTGGCAAAAGACGGAGAATTTATCTCAAAGTCAGGTAAGGTCGTAAAGAAGTTGGGCAGACCTAGAAAATGTGACTTATCAAATGCACAGAAGGCAGCATCGGAAAAGCGCAAGAAAGAGGCTGCTGAGAAACCTTGCAACAAGGCTATATGGAATGTGGTTAAGAAGTGTACCAATGACTTCACAGAATTAACCACACCTAACTTTGCGGATGCAGCTATGATGTTGCAGCAGATGGGTGTTTATTCGTCCACTGGCAAGGTATTAACCAAAGAACTGGTAAGAAGTGCGTATTACAATTTACGCTCAGTCTATGGCAGTCAGGTTTATTTCAGACGTGGTTCTGCCAATTATCGTGTAATGCGAGAAAAGGGTATGACTGATGAGGAGATTCAGCAGTATTACAAGGAACTGAATAACAACAACAATAATACAGAGGAGGAATAATTATGTCGGAGATTATTTGTAACAATACAACAACATTTCTTGCAAGACGATTGTTTGATAATGGCGAGTCTTTGGTGTGCAAGGGTGATACGTACAAGAGAGTCGGAACGATTGAAGGTTTAATAACCACACTGACGATTAATGGAAGAGATAAGAATATATATTCTTTCCGTATCATAGACGAACAACATCAACCTTATAAAAACTTGACTAAGGTAATATACAATAGATTGGCAGGCGAGCAAAAAGACTTTATAAGCTCGATTGGTCAGATATTTTTAGACAAGCAGGGTTATTGGGTTATGTTCGAGGATTGTAGTTACCCTTATAACCACACAACGTTGGAGTTTCATAAGATTGGTATTTACTCATAAAACGGAAAAAGTTATGGCATTCTTAATAGCAATTTGGCTAATCGGCACATTGTTCGATTGCGCCATGGGCAGAAATAAAGATTAATTTTTCTGCCCTACACACAATATAATGACGAATATAGCGTTATCTTTTGAAAATAATATAAATATCAAACAGCCCTACGCAGCACGGATAAGCGAATAAGTTATGAAAGAGTTTAATAGTGAAGTAATTTTCGAGGTAGATGGCTTGAAGATTTCAAGCAAAATGAAAAAATCTATCGAGAAGTTAGAGAAGCAATACGGAAAGCTAAATAAACGTTTCTTCATTGAAAGAGACGAAAGAGTAAGAGTTGGTAACGGATTCTATGATGGTTGTCAACTAACAGACGATATTATCAAAAGCAGAAATATTGTTGTTGCTCACGATGGCACAATCTCTTAATAAAAAATCATTTAGCCCTCGCCATCACGGTTAAGCCATCAATTATGAAGAAAATCAAAATTAAACGCAAAGATAATTCTCCAATAATCGGAAAAAAGAAAAGTTTGACATTCACTATTTCAAGTGACCTTGAACAGTTGAGCAAGGCAAGCGAGAAAGCGTTTTGCATCAATGAAGTAGATAGCAATGAATGGTCTATCTCATACATCAATGATGAAATGGAGAAAAATAACGAAATCATAGAGTTTATTTTCTCTGTTGATGATTGGAATAAGACCTTAAATGAAGTTAAGGCTATTTATTGGAAGAATGATGTGATTGAAGATGAATTTGAGTTTATTGCAGTAACAGATTAATTATTCAGCCCTCGCTATCACGGTCAAAGCAATCTTATGATAACAACTAATATTAAATTCAACTGGGTTGTTGCAAAGGAAAATTTCAATAACAACAGTATCGAAGAACTGAAGAACGCTATTGAGAGAGGCATCCTTAGCGAAACAGGTATGATTGTTGCAAGTGACATGAAAAAGGCAAAAGAAATATTGAACCCCGATGGTAGTCTTGAGATACAGAAGACCGTTGCAGGAGAAGCTATTGCCTTCCTCGCTGATGAGACCGCAGTGTCGGTAAGACTTATCCAATACAACCCTCATGGTCTTTTAAAATTCGTCTACACGATAAAAGCAACGGAAATCTGATGTAAAACAACCCTTCAGCCCTCGACATCACGGTTAAGTCACTATAAATGAAAAAGATTTTAATGCTTATGGCAATTATGATTGCCGTTGTCGTGCAAGCAAATGCACAAGCAGAATTTAATGGTTTTACAATATCTGCCGATGGTCACTATCGTGCTGCTGATGGCAAAGACTATATTATTTATCAGTTCGATGGAAAATCCGCAAAGGATATATATACTTTGATTTGCTCTAATGTATCAAAGGTATATAACTCGCCACAAAGTATAATGAGTACCGTGGATAACTCATCGGTAGCCATTCATGCTTTTGCAGACGATATTCTTTACCAAAAGTCATACCTTGGTATTAAGTTCTTTTATGAAGGAACATATAACCTTTTAATTGAAATAAAAGACGGACGAGTTAAAATAAATGCGCCTTCATTCGGAATGCAAACAGGGCAATCGGAAACAATCAATCGTACAAAAACCGCAGAGAATATATTATCTGATTTCTTTGATAAGAAAGGTAGATTAAAAGGAAATCGTGTTATCTGGAAGCATTATGCAGAACAGAGGATAAATAGTATATACAAAACATTATTAGGATTAGGTAATACCAAAGACACAAATAATGATTGGTAATTATTCACCAACATATATAACATCATGTTTTTAAAACTTATGATTTTGCTCATGTTTTATGGGGCTTATTGCCTCTTCAAGGGCAAGTAAAAAGTTGGCTGGCTCATTTATTTGGGTCAGCCTATTTTGTGGAATATGGTGTGAAAAACAAATTAATCGAATAAATTAATAACTGCCAAATGTTAAAGTTTGGTTAAAGGTTGCTTCTAAGACACGCAGATAGGAATATTTTTCGTATCTTTGCAGCGTTCAATAAATATATCGGGAGAGAAATAGGAAGCTCTTCCGTCAATTCGGTGGAGCATTTTTTATGCTCTTAATCTTACGAGACTGATATATCCATATCAAAGATATAGGTGTATCGCCCCTTGCACATATCGTAATGGTGTGTGCGTGCTTTCCGATATAGGCATTGAACAAAGGGTAGCGGTACACCCTTTTTGTGTATCAACCCAACATTTGTTTAACGTTCAAAAATATATCGAAATGAACGAAAATTTAATTTTAACGAAGGATAGTGTTCCATCGGATATTGAACGCTACTTCCGCGGTGTGTTGGCATTAGACCAACAAGACAAAGTGTTTTCAGTTAACCTTGATGATGTTTGGCAGTTGGCTTACTCAGAAAGAGGTAAGGCTGTGAGAGCATTGAAAGCAAACTTCATTGAGAATGTGGACTTTTTACCGATTGCCAAAAATGGCGAAAACTTGCATGCCCATAGTGGCAAGCAAGATTGGGGTGGCAGCAACAAGATAGATTACTATCTCACTTCCGCATGCTTAGAGTACTTTATCGCTCGCAAGGTTCGCCCAGTGTTCGAGGTTTATCGTAGAGTGTTCCATCACGCAGTTGCTCAAGTTCAGCAGCAGCCATCTTTGCAGGAACAGATACAAGCTAAGTTAGCATTTGCCGATTGGAGCGCAAAGTTCCTCAACCTGAATGACGCAAGCAAATTGGGCATCGCTCAGAAAATTGGTAAGATGGTAGGCTTGGATGATGCTCTTCCTCAGTCTGTAAACGCAGGAACGGAAAAGCCGATTACGCACGCTGCCACCGACTTATTGAAGTCGCACAACGTTGGTATCTCAGCACAAGCATTCAATCGTATGCTTGAACTCAAAGGAGTAGTAAAGCACGCCACTCGCCCAGGAAAACGAGGAAAGGTGCATAGCTGGTATGTTATCACTCCAGCCTTTGATAAGTACGGACAGAATCAGCAAGACCCTAAATTTCAGCAGCAGACACAGATACGTTGGTATGATGCTACATTTATGGAATTGCTCACCATTGTTGGCTTGAACAGCCAGACATCACTCAATTTAAATTAATAGGAGATTAGAATATGAACGGACAGAATATCAATGCAACATTGTTGCAGAACGTGGAGCAGCCAAAGTTGGCTAAGACCCTCATCAAGTTACGTGAGGTGTACGTGGACTTTATGAGCGAGGTAGATAGAGCCAAGGAAGAGTATGGTGTGCTTGTGAATGACAGAATAGACGATAAGTTTACCAGCCAGTACAACGTAATGAGCACGTTAATCAGCAACACTTTGGCAAAGATTATGGATTACGAGGTCAATGAGGCTATTAAGGACTAAGTAATCGTGCATATATAGTTCCTCGCTTACCTATTGTGGTAGGCGAGGATTTGTTTTATGTAGCATACAAGACGTTTAAACTATCGAACCGATAAATCATACCAATAGACTATTTTAACCGCTTACAGAAGAAATTTTCACTATCTCTTTGAGTTCTCAGATATTTTACTTATCTTTGCAAAGCAATTATTCTTTGGAACTCATATACCTATCATATCGCCCTGCATCATCATTTTTTGGTGGTGTGGGGCATTTTTGTTTTGTTAAACAAATATAATATTTTCCCTAAAATACCCGTATCTCTCATTATCCCATACTAATAATTTTAACGGAAAAATAAGTACACTCAGTCTGAAATAAAATGCTTATCTTTGTGCTCGAAAAAGCGTGATGTAGTGGTAAATTACAGCTTGTAACATAAGGATATTTTTTAAGTAGGTGCTCGAAAGAGACCGAAGAGATTAAAAATATAGGGATTTCATTAAGTGCCACTACACTTATTGGAATCCTTTCTTTTTTGTTATGCGGAGACATCTAAACATCAATGTAGAACTGGTAGAGCGATATGCTTGCGGTTACTCCAAGGTAGAAAGGAGTAAGCGCATGACTATATTGTGCTTTGCTATTTGGTGTAAGATGCAGCATAGTAATTCTATAATGTTTGATATGGGTACAAGGCAACTGATGCGTACCCTTCACATTTCACAACCAAAGGCTCAACTGTTGCTTAATGCTATCAAGACAGATGATTTATTCTCTGTTAAAGAGGATGGTCGCTTTATTGTTACATCATTTAAGGATGATACAAGGAAACTTGATAAAAACGGAAGAGTTTTCAAAGGTGCAAAGATGTTCACAATTGAAGTGAACAAACAATATACACTAAAGGATATATATAACAGACTGAATGAACTTCTGTTTCTGTTTCAGATTGGTAGTCAGGAGGCGAACAGCTCACACGTTAGTGGTAATAAGAAATCAAATCGCTTGTGTCGCTCAACCTTTATCACGATGAATCAATTACAGAGTGCTATCGGTTTGTCGCATGGTTCTGTTAGTGGTATCAAGAAACGTTTAATCAAGAAAGAGCAGATTAAATCAACTTATGCCGAACTGCACATGGCAGACAAGCGTGTGCCTAATCAAGTAGAAACGATGTTGGTTAGGTTCGGTCGTAAGAATCCGACTTTTGAAATTGGTGATAACGCTTATGTTTGCATACCATGTTCATACGAGATAACAAGCAGAGACGCAAAAAGAAGTTGTGGTCGGCACATCATATACGGATATGGATGCAGAAGAAAGAAAAGTCAGACAGGTACTGGAACAACTAGTAAAGGCAGTTTTACTCCAATGGATAATGGATGCGGAATGCCTGATTAAATGCTAGTGTTTCTGTTTTTGACGTTTTCACACTATTAGTTAGTGGTAATATATGAATAGTTTATTATACTAACGTGCGTGTGAGTAACATGATTGTTTAATTAAAAAGATATTTGATTATGAAGAATGAAACAAAGTTAGAGAAGGTGAAGAAGTTTCTTGATGAGAATAACATCAAGTACTCTGAACCTAAACATAAGGGAAGAAAAGGTCATAGTGACCTTGTGTTGTCTGAACTTTGTATTTTTATCAAGATTTCAGGTGATGATGATGCGAAGTTCTTCAATCGGCATAAGTATTATTATCCGATTTTTATTCGTGATAATGAGACTCCAAAGTTCGTGATTGAGAAGGTTCAGAACACTATCATCAAGTCTATGAAAGAAAAGCAGGCAAGATTACTGAATTCTAAAAAATAAACGATATGGATAAGATTATAGAAGGAATGAAATTCTTTGATGATTCGCTATCAAAGAAAGGCAAAATGACAAGAGACGATTTTGCTACCTGTCGCAGAATACTACGTCGCTCATATCAAGAAGAAATGGATAATCTCGCTACAGAATATGCAGTAAGAAATTCCATTTATCGTGTTGGTGATAAAGTGATAATGAATGATTCATGTTTTGCAAATGAACCTTGCACTATTATTAATATAAAAGGCATATACAACGTAGTGCATGAAAAAGGAGTTCCATCAATAGTGTATGATGTCAGAATGAAATTCGACAAAGAAACATACCAAGTTAGAGAAAATGATATTGTTGGATATGAATAGTAACGTTTAAATTTAGAGAATATGTTTGGAGAAGAGACTATCACTCGTAAGTGCGTAATTACGTTCACGGGGGGGCACAAAGTAGTAGGCACGTTATCAATGCCGAAACCGAAAAAAGCTATGTTTCCTGAAGAAATGGAACGTAACTTTATCAAGAGTTTTAATGAGTCGCAGCCTAATGCAAACAAGGCTGTTAGTGTTCACATTTTAAGAAATTGATATATGTTAGAAGATGCAGTTCTTATTTTTATATTGATTGCCATTGACTTGTTCGGTTGTCGTATTTCTAGTTTTTGGTTTCGTCTAATATATTGGACTGGTTTTTCACTTCTGCTTCTTGATGCAGGGGTATTTGATGTTTTAATGAAGTAATTATATGGAAGAGATAAAAGGTATTCTTACTACACAAAAGATATTTAACGGCACTCGCAACGAATATGAGAGTGTATGTATCAGAAAAGAACTTGGAGTAGTTGTTGCTATAGACAACGAAAACGAGTTCAAAGGTGTATTCACAAAGTATGGCGAAGTGGATATTTTCAAGCAGTTGCTTTCGCAAGAAGTAAGCCGCCACTATACGAAATACAAAGCGTTCCCTACTGAAACTTTGATTCCATACAAGGATTGTGGAGATATTATCTTTGACTTCATAGAGGTTACTTACGGAAAGATGTATGGCGGTTATGTTTATGTTGTTCACTACAACTTTGCAAGCACCGCATCTTAATTAAACAATATTTATTATGATGACAGCAGGGGATAAAATTAATATTATGGCTCAGATTGCAACATTGAAGGAGATTGCCATTGACTATAAGGGAAAGACAATCGACAACATTATACAGCAGTTAGAGCTGAGATTGGCAGATTCAAATCTGAAATAATAAAAGAGTTGGTAATATGGCTAGAATCACACGAAATAAAGCTGCCGAGATACTTGGTTTATCTAGACAGACAATCAGCAACTATATCGAGCAAGGTCTCATTGGCAGTTGTGTAGGCGAGCATGGTATCTTGTACGTAAATAGTGAAGACGTTGAGAAATACGCCGAGAAGTACAAGATGCTTGCTGCCAACGAAAAGATGATAGATGATAAGCTCAAAGAGGTTGAAGCGCACAAGCGTGCAATAAACGTTGAACTTACTGAGTTGAGAAACAGAGCAACCGCAAACGGAAAACTGGCTGCCAACGCTGTTGGTATGCTTTTTGGCGTAATAAACGCTATATCGTATCTTGGCATTACTCCAAAACTCAGCTATCGTGAATCTAAGTTGCTAAAGGACATTATTAATGGGATGACGTATGATGAGTTGTCACTCAAGTATGGCGTATCAGCAACTAGAATCAGACAGATTGTAGAGAAGACGTGCAATAAGCTGACGTACAACGAGGATGCCGCCATTGCCGAGATTGCTACAAATCAAGATTTGAGAATCGTGATTGATGGTTTAAAGAAGAAACTAAAAGCAACACAAGCTAGTTATGATGAATACAGACGTGCAAAAGGCGATACTCCTATCGGTGGAACAATACTTCCACCATTAATACTTGGTAAAGATGTAAACGACTGTGGCTTTCCTGTTCGTATTCTGAATATGTTCAGATGGTGCAGCGTATATACCGTAGGCGATTTACTCCGCAAATTCCATGGTAAGTCTGATTTGGATAAGATTAGAAACCTCGGCAAAAAGAGCATTTGGATTATCCTCGACTTTATCGAAGAGAACAATCTTAGCTTTAAGCAGAATGGAGAAAGTGATGAGGATTTCTATATTCGTCTCAACAATAATTTATCAAACAAAAGACATGAAGAAAATGATTAAGAAACGATTTGGCTGGTTTGATATTTACTATGCCGAAATGTTATTGGGTGTTACGTTTGCAATATTCTACGCTTGTATTGGCAATTTTGGTGTTGCATTTGTTTGGATTGCATTCGTATTCAGTTGGGTAATATTCAAACTGATAATAAGCGTGGAGAACAGAAGATACAAAGCTCTTGTTAACCTCTCAAAGGAAATACAGAGTAAGGAGAAAAAAGCTGTGCAGAATATGGTGTGGTTTTGCGATGAGCTGCAACTTGAAATGCAGCGTCACAGACTGACCGCATTACAAGGTATGAAGTACAAGAATAAGGCTGAGTTTATGCAGCGCAAGAAGAGTCTTACACAATACCTAAAGTATTCTGATGCGATTGATAACCTCTACGAGCAAGAAGTTGAACGCTTGCATAAAATGAAGAAAGAAATTGAAAAGAAAAATAATGATGGAAAAGACAAAGGAACTGACTCTGAAACAGAGACTGCAAAATCTGAGTGAAGAACAAACACCATTCTTTCACTCGCTTACACCATTCGCCGCAGGATTTACACAAGGTTTCAATTACGAAAAGAAACGTCTTGTTGCCGCATTGGTGAATAACTCGGAAGTCACAAAGGACTTCATTAACGAGCCTATCAGCGTACCAATGAGCGATAGTATTCTGTTTATGCACGCATTCATTGACGGCTCTGTTAATTATCGTAAGAAGATAGAAACTATTCTATCGGATAAATAGCAAGAAAGGGAGGTTCGTAGCCTCCCTTTTTATTTGCCCTTTTAATTGTAATAATTGTAAACCTGTATCTTATAAATCTTTGTTAAGGTAATCAATAACCTTTCTGTTGGCTTCATCAATCTTCTTTGTATCATACTTGATATAGGTTGATGTTACAGCATTATCCCACATCGCATGACCTAATGCCCTGCCTATAACTTCCATCGGTATATCAATCTCGCTTGCTAGCGTTGCCCACGTATGGCGATTATAGTAGGTGGAAAGATAAGGGAACATCGGTTCTTTACTATATTCTCTGAATTTACCTAACCTTTTAAGTCTGAAATTCAAATTGCTCTCAAAGTGTTTGAGGTTGAACTTACTGCTGTCCTTATACTTTAAAAGGTATTTCTTTCCTTTGTATCGCTTGATAATCTCCAACGCCTCTGGTTCTACCTTTATATCATACAATCGTCCCGTCTTGTTGCGCTTGTAGCATATTCTGCCACCACGAAGGTCTGTTGGCTTCAAATCGAGAAGGTCTGATATATTGATACCAATCAAATAGAAACCTAGCATGAACAAATCCCTTGATTCACGTTGAGGGTTAGTGTGGAACTCTGCATCACGCAACTGTCTCATCTGTTCTAGAGATAAACAACGCTTTCTTGTTTCCTCATGTGGAAGTACGTACTTACGGAATGGGAATAGGGTTGTTATCTCATTATCAATTGCCCAATTGAATGTTGCCTTGATATTTCTCAAATCAATATGAACTCCGTTAGGCATCCGTCCTCTTTCATATTCATGCTTCACAAACTTATCGAGCCAGTCTTTGGTGATGGTTTCAAATGTACACTTAGCATCGTAGTTTCTGATTCTGATGATAGTCACATCATACACTCTCTTCGTGCCAGCTTTCAAATTCTTAGAATCCGCACACATCTGCATATAATCGAGGAAATTCTTCTCTGCTACCTTGCCACCCTTTATAATCTCTTTCAGATGGCTTTTTAGCATCGGAACGTCCTCACCCTTGTGCAGCAGTATATAGTCTTCCACGTTTGAATATAGCTCTGCCAGTCGCTTAGTCTTTGCCTTTGCAGACTTGTCTGAACGAGGAAATACCATACCATCAAACTTCTCTGTCGATTGCAATCCTGTGTATATATAGAATCTCTTACACTTATGAGTGATGGAGAAATACACCTTATATGTCTTGTCTTCAACGTAAACCTTCAT